CTACCCGGACGTGCAACAGGCGGTCGCCCGCGTAGGGAATGGCAACCTCAAGTGGGGATGGGGCGATCAGAAGGGGATCGACCCCTGGATGAAGGGCGTCGGGGTCGCCAACGGGGACCCGGTCCATGTCGAACTCAAGAACTGGCGGGAGAAGCTCAAGGCGCGGCAGGCGGGGACGACGACCTCGGAGGGTGCAGTGACCGCACCGGCGCCCTCCGTAACTTCCAGGTCCACGGAACTGGCCGGGTTCTACCAGAGCACTGGGGGCAAGCGGGAACGCCTCCTGTCGCAGTTCTTCCGTCCCGACATCTGGTTCGTCCCACCGCCGGCGTGCAACATTATCTTCCCGGAAGAGGTCGTGAGCATGTCGTTCAACCGCGACCTGCTCCGAGAGACGACGCGCCTACAGCTCTGGACGTTCAACTCGGTCATCGGCGACGACAACATCGTCAACCAGACCTACTACGCGCCCCAGATCCAGGACGAGCAGAGCCTCACCAGCGGCGGCCTCGGTACCGCTGCGGCCGCCTTCATCTACCCGCACGAGAAGTTCTCCGGGATCGTCCCGAAGATGGACAAGATGAGCGACCTCTCGTTCTACACGCGGACCTCGGAAGAGCAGGTGACGACGCCGGCCAAGACCGAGACCGTCACGGTCAGCTCGTCGGACACGACGACTGGAGCGACCACGACGGAGTCTGTCACGGTCGAGACGAAGACGCCCGAGAGCACGGAGGCGGTCGCGACGAAGGTCGAGCAGTGGGCCGCGCGCACGACGACCTTCAACTACCTCTCGTACCGCTACGCGGCGCGCACGCTGAGCGCGCAGATGAAGTTCACGCCGCGGTTGGTTGTCGGCTTTCCTGCCCTCATGATCGATCGCACGAAGCCCGAGTCCCTCTCCACCGATGAGGCCGAGGACGCCGCTCCCGCGACGAATCCACTCGACCCCAACCACTTCCTCGGCATGGTGCGCTCGTTGAGCCACTCGGTGACGCAGAGCGGCGGCACGACGACCGTGACGCTCTCGCACGTGCGCCTTCATCGTTCGGACATGGATGACCTCTTCGCGACGTCGGTCTACGAGAACTCGGGACTCCTGTCCGTGCAGGTCAACTACGGAAAGGGGGCCGGTCCCGTCACGCTGCACTACGATAACGCCAAGCCCGACCGCGCGACGTTCAAGTGGTTGCAGCGACTCCGCGACGTGCTCGACAAGGGCGGCGAGTCAGCCGTGGCGAAGGAGATCAAGCTAGGACCCGGCGGGGCGCCACTCGTGTCGCAGATCAAGCTCACGCAACCGCCCGCCAGCGCGGATCTCAAACTGCCGGCCGGGACTCCCCAGTCGTTCTACTGGATCTACGAGTACGAGGATGGGACCTCCGAAGTGGACGAGTTCCCCTTCAAGGAAGTCACTTACGAGGAGAAAGGGTCCGTCGTCGGGTACGTCCCGCTCGAGGAGGCGATCCGTCCGGCCTGGATGGACGACCAGTACTCCAACGCCAGGATCGGCGAGATGTACGACGACCTGCTGGGATGCAAGTCCCTCGTGGACCTCTTCGAGGTCAAGCCTCGAACCCTCAACGGTGTCCCGTTCACTGCCGCCGGCATCGAGGACCTGACGGAGGAAGTGGTGCGCCAGTACAGCATCGCCTCTGACGGGGGCTTCCTCGGGGCCGAGTTCGTTCGCTCCCGCACCACCAGGGACTTCGCCAGTCTGGCCCAGGTGCTCGGCCCGCAGACCACGATCAAGGGCACCGAGGATGGGTTCTACTCGCACGCGCTCGGCGACAAGAAGAACCTCGAGGGCCCCATGTTCAGCTGGATGACGGGCGCGGCCGAGGGGCAGACTGCCCCGCCAAGCACGCAGCTGTCGCCAGAGGAGCCCAACAAGATCGACCCACGTCTGGATGCCCGCCAGGATCGCTACAGGCTCGCACTGACCTACCAGGGAGAGCTCCTGCGTGCACGCGGTCTTCGGGGTTAATATAGTACCCTCTCACCTGTTCGAGGTTGCCGCCATGCTCTCTCCCCTGGTCATGCAGGCCTTCGCCGACGAGGTCCAGAAGACCGCGAATGCGGTCACCTCCGCCGGTCACGCGGCCGGTGACGCCGCGACGCACCTGATCACCAACCCGCGCGTGCTCTTCGGTGGCGGTCTCCTGGCCGGTGCCGTCGGGTTGCACCAGGGGAAGAAGATGTGGAACGACATGACCACGGGACGACAGATCCGCCTCGCGAATAGCGGCGGTGGCGGCTACTACTGATGGCCGAGACCTCACCAGTCCCGGAGAAGCGGAAGCCTCAGCTGCACGACTCTCCTGCGCTCGAGAGCTACGCGAAGTGGCGCCCTCGCCTGCGTCGCGGTGCCAGCTGGGCGTTCCCCATCGCGGCGGTCGGGAAGGCGGTCAACCTACCGTATGTCGGGCCCCTCACAGCAGCCGCGGCTACTATCGGGGTGGCCGACGCCACACTGGAGGAGAAGCTCCGGGCATACAAGGACCACAAGGCGCGCCAGCTCGTGCAGCGCGGATTCGAGGAGAAGCACATGGGCACCAAGACGGCGGCGGCCGAAGACACGAGTCTGTTCCCCGACGCCGCGGTAGCCGCGGCCGAGCTCGAGGCCGGCCTCGCGCTCACGGGCCTCAAGCGCATGCAGGGAGAGCTCGGAAGTCGCGCACGTGCGCAGCTCGGTGACTGCTTCCCGACCGCCAGCTCCCGCGAGGGAAGCTACGGGCGCGGACTGCGCCTGACCTCGGGGCACGGCTCGATCGCGCAGCTGCTCGCCCGCGTACGGTAGGAGGTGCCCGTGGGGCTTCTCCGAGACTTCATCGAGAAGCAGGCCGCCAAGAAGAAGGCGCCTGCGCTCGTTCCAGATGCGCCAGCGGCGGCGCCCACGGGACCGGCCTGGCACCCCGAGTGGTCTCCCGATGCCGGGTGGCAGCACAAGGAGAACCCCGCGGGATGGCGCAAGCCGAACGACGTCTCCAAGCAGAAGGAGCTCTTCCTCTGGGACCAGTGGAAGAAGGGAGGCGAGACACCGGAGCTGACCGAGCCACTCCTGAAGTCCCTCAAGCCCCTCATCTACAAGCAGGGCGTAAGCCAGTGGGTTGACCGCGTGCCGATCTCGAAGCCGGTGCTCGAGCAGAAGGCAGAGCAGTTGGCGATCACCAGCCTGCGCAACTACAACCCGGTGAAGGCGCAGCTCAACACGCACCTGACGATCCAGCTCCAGGGCATGCACCGGTACGCGACCACGCGGCAGAACATGACGAGACTGACCGAGGAGCGCCGTCGCCTGGTCGGTCCCTACCTGAAGGCGCGGGCGCGCCTCCAGGACAAGCTGGAGCGCGACCCTACGCTGCTCGAACTCGCCGACGAGATGAAGGAGCCGGTTGGCAACGTCGAGAAGCTGCTGCTGGAGATGAAGGACGACGTCATGGCCTCCGGCGCCGTGGACGACCCCTTCATCGACGACACGCCCGAGTCCAGGCTCAAGCTCCAGCTCATCCGCTACAGCCTCACCCCCGACGAGGAGAAGGTCTTCGACTACCTGATGGGCACGGGCGGGAGGCCGCTCATCACGAGCACGGGCGCCATCGCCAAGCGTGAGGGCTGGGCCGACTCGAAGGTCTCGCAGCTCAAGCACTCCATCATGAAGAAGTGGACGGGGGCGAAATGAGCGCCGAGATGGACGCCTTCCTGCTCGACTTCGAGACGGAGCTGCGCGCCTACATCGACGCGGAGCGTTCTCGGGTCGAGACAGAGCGCGACTTCCTCCAAGCAGTCCTCGACGGGCGTACGGACGGCGTCACCGTCGAGGACGTGTCGTCGGACCTCGTGAACACCTACCTTACGTCCTACCTGGGCCAGTTCATTCCGGTCGAAGAGGACGCGTGATGCAGGCGCGGGCCCATCCCGCGCAGGGAGATGTCGCCATGCCCACGCTGGAGCTGAGTCGAATACCGCGGGTGCGCCGCGCGCGGGCGGCCCCTCGTGAGGTGACGGTCGAGCCGCCTGCGCCGGTCCGTACCTCCGCGGTCAGAGCCGCGGAGGAAGCGTCGAACGAGGAGCGGACGGTCACCATCGAGAGCCCCAGTAGGGTTAGGATCGCGGGGAGGTAGCGCCGATGCCAGCGACATACACCCAGGATATGGATGCCCGGCTCGACTACGTGCTCAAGTGGGGCGCGAAGATTGCCACGGACGACTACATCACCGCGTCCACCTGGTCGGTCTCGCCGGCGAACGGGCTGACGGCCGATGACCCCACCTTTGACGTGGACGAGGAGAGCACGACCGTCTGGCTCGAGGGCGGCAGCGCCGGGACGACCTACACAGTCACGAACCACATCGTCACGAACGAAGGGATGGAGGACGACGAGGTCTTCTACGTGGCGGTCGTGGAGACCGGCGAGACCTCACCGGCCCTCGCCTCCAGCAAGATCTGCAAGGTCACGGGCACCTTCTACGACGCCGGCGGCAACGCTATGGAGGGCGTCTACGTGCGGTTCACGCCCACCCGCGACACAGAGGCCTTCCTGACCAGCGGGGTCATCGCCGCCGAGGTCTCCGCGAGCTCGGACGCGTCGGGACGGCTCACCCTCAACCTCGTCCGCGGGGTGACGGGCATCCTCGCCATCACCGGCGTCGGGATCACCAAGCGGGTGAAGGTGCCGAACGTCGGGGCCCTCGACATCAAGGCCCTGGTTGACAACGGTGAAGACCTACTTGAAGTCCAGCGGCCGCAGTTCTACAAGCTCCCGCGGAGGTCCTGATGTTCAAGACAGCGGAGGTCGTGCACGAGGCCTATGCGGCTGCCGGGTTTCAGAAGGTAGCCGGCGTAGAGCTTCACCTGGTGGGCTACCACCGGGAACCGACGCACACGAACACCCCCGAGGCGGAGGCCGCCATGGATGAGTGGGCGAGGGGACTACAGGCGCACGTCTCCAGGGTGAGTCCGTACCCGGAACGAAAGCTGTTTGTGAAGAAGGATCCTGGGCTTCGAGGGTTCTTCGGCGGGAAGGTAGACGACCCGGAGGGCTACCGGGCGGCCATCTTGGCGAACAGTGCGGCCCGCAAGGAGTGGGAAGCCAAGAATCCCAGCCCGGCAGGCTACGTGGACCCGGACGAGTACTCACGGGACAGCCGCATCTTGACGCCGCACGCGAAGGAGGTTCATGGCAAGTTCATGGCCTACACGCTCGGGGCCAGCAAGCTCCCGGTGGGGACCACCGACTTCAACTACACGGACACACCCTATGAGAACCGCCTCTCTCGCGCGGACATCATGAAGCTCCTGGAGCACCATGAGCAGGTCGCGCGTACGGCGACGGAGCCGGGCGCCGCGGAGGCGCACCAGACCTTCCGCGCGCACGCGGACGCCCTGCTGAAGGACCCGCGCATGAAGTTCGCACGACTGGAGTGGACCTGATGGTTTCCGTCACCTTCGTCGTCACTGATGATGCGATCCCGGCCAACGAGCTGGAGAACGTCGTCGTGCGCGTCTTCAACGAAGACGGAAGCACCTTCGTCACCCAGGGCACCACCGACGAGGACGGGGAGCTCGTCCTGGAGCTGGACGACGCCACGACCTACTGGGTGCGCTTCTTCAAGATCGGGTACGCCTTCGACTCCAAGCTCACCATCGACGTGGACTCGGGGGCGAGCTCCAACACGTTCGACGTCGAGGCGCAGGACCTCACCGTGCTGTCTCCGTCGACGGTGCCCGAACTCTGCAAGGCGGCCGGATACGTCGGGGGCGGTGACCTCCACCCGCGTGCAGGGATCCACTTCACCTTCATGCTGACAGGGCGTCCTCGCGTGGTGGCGGGGCGTCCGATGGTGCTGCAGGACCTGGTGGTGGTCACGGACGCGGACGGGTGGCTCGAAGTCGAGCTGGTGCGTAACGGCGTCTACGACTGCGTCATCGAGGACCAGGACGACTGCGTGTACCGTGTGCGCGTCCCCGACCGCTGGTCCGTCTCCATCACCGACCTGATCTGGCCCTACCTCTCCGAGCTCGTCTACGAGGAGGACGACGAACCCGTCACGAGCGTGACGGTGACCATCGGGGAGCCCTTGGAGATCGACGCGTACGTCATCTTCTCGAGTGGCGTGCAGACCCCGTTCAAGCTCGACGGGGACAAGACGTCCAGGGACGTCGGGGACTACATCGCGTACACCTTCAGCGACGAGGCTCCCGCCATCATCGAGATCTCGGAGGGCGTCATGACCATCACGGGCGTCGTCGCTGGATCGACCGTTCTCACGGCGACCGTCCGCCCCGACCTCGAGGCGGAGCGGCTGCCAGAGCCCACGCGCACCCTGCCGACGCTGACCATCACGGTCGTGGAGTAGTCGATGGGAAGCTCCCTGCCCGCCTCCGACCTCCTCGACGCCGCGCAACGCGTCTCAAGCGCGAAGGTCGGGTCCTCTCGTGGGGCCGGTGGTTCTCGCTCGACCGACGCCGAGTGGGAGGCGATGCGCGGGAAGCTGGCGCGTGCTCTTGTGGCCGACCCGGACCTCGTGACCTACTTCGCCTACTTGGTGTCGAACCGGGCGTGCCTGCTGGCACAGCAGGTGGCCAAGGTGCTGAGCTCCATGGTCGTCTCGGTGGAGGGGTGGAAGTTCGAGCAGGACACTCCGGCGACCCCTGACCGACTGAACCGCGTACTGACTGCGGTCTCCGGCCGCTCCACGCTCTCGAGCGAGGACGTCTCCCGCCTCACGACCGAGATCAAGGCATACATCGAGGCCGAGCTGCTGCCGAAGGTCACCAAAGGCTCGCGCCTGCAGGTGAAGGGGACGACGGCTGTGACGACCTACAGTTCCGCGCGGGCCACGCTGCTGCCGCTGTGGCGGAAGATGTTCGACGCACTCGACGCGACCACCGATCGCCGAGACTTCGTCCTGGCAGATGTGCGGAACGTGGCGCTGCGGGTCCCAGTCGACGCGCTGGAGGCCACGGCAGCATTGAGCGACCCGACGCAGCTGGTCGAGTTCACCGTGCAGCTCGCCGCGGCGGGCGCCGCGGTCGAGGCGATGGGGCGAGAGGTGGACCTGCAGACCCGTCTGCAGACCTACGCGCCCGTGTTCCCGCCCGAGACCTCTGCCAGGACCACCGACACCCTGACGGACGGCTACGTCACGACGATCGCGATCTCCGTATCGCCGGTGGCGCTCGGGATCCGCTCCGGCGACACGGTCGTCGCAGCCAGTGGGGGGTCGGCCGATGTGCGCACGGTGTCGGACACCGAGATCACGCTCGGGTCCTCGACCATCACGTCGACGGCTACCGGCGTCGCCGTGAAGTCCACGGCCTACCTGCAGTGGAAGGCCCTTTGCGAGGAGCTCACCCCCACGTACTCGGCGTTGCCGCTGACCGAGACGTTCCTGAAGCAGATCCAGCAGCGCGAGGACCGTAGCGCGGCGCGGATCCGCGCCTTGATGGAGTTCCTCTGCAAGAACGCCGTCGTGCTCGACGCCGCCTCCTCGGATGCGACAGCCGCGCTCGACCGTGTTGGAGGCGAGCTCTATGTCCCCTCCGGAGCGTCGGCCGCCACGCTCCTCCGGAACTTCGCCCCGTTCTTCAGCGCCAGGACGAAGCGGGCGGGCGACAGGCTGCTCCAGGAACTGGAGGGCGGCGGGTTCGACCATGCCGTCGAGCTCCTCTACCGTGGACGGATCACAGAGCTGATGACCGCGCAGGCCAGCCAGATGTCCCGCTCCGGACGTCTGGACGACGTCGTGGCTACTCTGTCCGCCTACACTGGAGGTCTCCGTGGGGTGGGATGATGCGCGTGAGAAGGTTTCGCAAGCCCTCTCCCTGGTGCGAGCCCGGGACGTGGCGGCACGTGGTACGAACACCACTCTCGAGATCGCCATCCTCGAGGCAATCGTCGACCTCGACTCTGCCCAGACCGACGCGGTCGACACGCTCGGCGCGGGTAACCTGATCGAGTACTCGGACGACGGCAACGTCCGCCCGGGACGTCTCCAGCAGCTCGATGCCCTCGAGGTGACCTTCTTCGGCGAGGACAGAACGGGCAAGACGGATGGCCTTTTCGTGCAGCTGCGTGAGCTGCCGGATCCCGAGTCCGAGGCGGAGGGACTGTGACGGCCTTCGACTACCAGGTCCTCGCGTTCAACGACGAGGCCCCGCTGCGACAGATCGGGTTCTACAGTCAGCAGCCCCTGACCCTGGACATCCGCGGCGAGTCGTTCGTGGGCGTCTCGCTGGTACTCATCAACGGGATCCCCTCCCCCGAGTACGTCATCATGTCTCCGCGCCGCATCCTGGCGCAGGTGCCCTCCTCGCAACTGGATGCCCAGCTGACGAGCGTACGGGTGCTGCTGGCCCGCACGGGGCAGACGCCCACGTCGGTCATCTCGATGCTGTCGGTCGTACCCGGTTCCCGCGCATCGGGCTTCACCAAGCTGCTGCAGGCGTTCCTCCGCGTCCTCTTCACCAATCCGGGCGAGGACATGGAGAACCCGTGGCTCGGTGGAGGCCTGGGCAAGCTGGTCGGGTCCGCCGGTACGCCGTCCGAGCTCAGCTCCAAGGCCTCGGTCGGCGTCAACTCCGCCGCGCAGCATCTTCTTCGCCTGCAGGCGGCCAACCCTGTACTCACAGACGCCGAGCGGCTACGGTCTGCTACGCTGCTACTCGCCGAGTACGACAGCGCAACCACCTCCGTGAACGTGCGCGTCACGCTCACCGCAGTAGACGGCACCACCGGCAAACCCCTCGTGAGCGTGTAGACCATGGCCAACACCCAGTCCCAGGCGGAGGCGATCCGCGATCTCCTGGTCGAGCGCCTCGAGCTGTTCGACTCGTCGTTGGACACCTCGGAGGGTTCTGCGCTCTGGACGCAGGTCATCGCGCCCGTCTTCGCCCAGATGGGCACGGATCCCTTCGACACGGACATCCGGACCTTCCTGAAGGATCGTGTCACGCAGTCCTTCCCGACGGTCTCCGCCCAGGAAGGAGACGCGCTCGCAGACCTGCTCATCACGCCTCTCGAGGTGCTGATGGAGCCACTGAAGCGCGAGATCCAGATCGTTCGCACAGGACAGTCCGCCCGCTACCCCGAGCAGATGCGGCTCGAAGACGCGCGTGACCTCGCCGCGAACTTCTTCATCGAGTGGAACAGCGGCTCCAGGGCAACGGGCGTCGTGCGCATCTACTTCTCGGCTCCCACCTACCTGCAGATCCTGCCGACGACCGAGTTCTCGACGGCCAGCGGGCTGATCTTCTACCCGAGCTCGGCCCAGACCGTCCGCCCGGAGACGATGATCCTGTTCCGGTCAGGGACCGAGTACTACGTCGACGTGCCGCTCACCTCGGCCGACACGGGGAGCGCGTACTCCGTCGCAAAGGGTTCGATCACCAGCGTCAAGGGGATCACCGGCTACACGCGCCTGGCCAACCTCACCGACTTCGCTGGAGGGGCAGACGCGGAGACCACGACAGAGCTGCTGAAGCGGGTCCGCTCGAGCCTCACGGAACGCACGCTCAACGTCCGTCGAGGCATCGTGGCGCGCATCGAGACGGACTTCGCCGCGGTCTCGGACGTCGAGGTGGTCGGCTACGGTGACCCAGAGATGCAGCGTGACATCGTCACGGGCGGCGGGGAGGGCTCCGTCATCGCCAGCGGTGTTTGCATCATCGTCGGGCAGTTCGTGCTGATGTTCTCGACGTTCGAGAACCGGGGCAACGACGGACTGACGCAGATCTCCGAGGGGGACGAGATCGAGCTGAACTTCTGGAGCTTCCTCTACTCCACGGAGACGGGCGCCGCGAACGAGAAGTTCACGATCGACACCATCCTCTTCGACTCGCGGAACAGCATCACGGAGATGCCCTCCATCCTGCTGTTCCGCATCAGCAACGTCCCGTCCGTCACAGCCCCGGTGGCTGGCATGCTCCCCGGGGTCCTCCCCGGCGTCTTCGCTGTGGTCCGGACCACGGGCAAGATCGAGATCTCCGACATCCCCGGAGGCATCACCAACCCCAACACGGTGCGCGGAACGATCGAGATCAACGACAACGAGATCCACATCGGCGGGCACTACGACGTGTGGCTGCGTACCTCGAACACTACGGAGAGCTCGGCCACGATGGAGGACATCCGCTCCGAGAGCGCCCTCGTCGAGGGTTCGGACCTCGTGGTGGCTGGTGAGAGTGACCACTACCGCCACATCGTCCATAGGAAGTACACCGTGTCGAGCACGTCGTCCTTCCGGCTGGACGGCGCACTCGTCTGCGCGGTCACCGGGGCCCGCGCGACCATCGCGAGGGTGTCGTCGGCGTCTGGCACCTACACGTACGAGCTCTGGGAGTCGAACGGGGTCCTCTTCGCGGTCAGCGACTCGGTCACGGACGGCACGACGACCGGTACGCTCACCGCGGTGGCCTACTCGGATTGGGAGGATGCCGGCGTCGAGCGCGGCATGGTGCTCGCCCTGCCGCGCGGCAACGAGGAGGGCTCGTACCGGATCCTGAAGGTCGACGGACCATTCCTCTACCTGGACATCAACCTCACGACGACGGACAAGGCCCAGCTCTTCCGGGTGCTGAGCGAGGTCTCCCTCGACCTGTTCAACACGAAGTCGATCATCGTGCCTTTCGGGGACGCCGATGGGCGCGACCTGGGCACCACCATCGGCTCGACCACCGTTCGTACCGGCATCAACCTGCAGGACTACGGGGCGGTCGAGGGAGACACCCTGGAGATCCTCTCGGGGGACGACCAAGGGGCGTACACCATTTCGGAGTGGTCGAGCTTCGGGGGTACGGGACCCGTCCTCAGCTCGGTGATGTCCGCGACGAACTCCAACCTCGAGTACCGCGTGTACCGCGCGACGCAGCCGGTCGAACGCCCCCTGTTGCGCGTACTCCCGGACGGCGTGGTGCTGCTCGACGGCGCGGGACAGGACAGCGGGTACAAGATTCCCAACGCCGTCCCTGTGGATGCGCGCCCCGTGCACGCCTACTCCGGCGCGAAGGCGCTCTCGCAGGGGCTCAACGGTTTCGTCCTGATGGACCCGGGCTCCGGCTGGGCACCCACCGAGGACTACGCAACAGACATCTCTGGCTACGACTGGGCGAGCTGGACCGGCGGCAGCTTCGAGGATTTCTACACGGGGGACGAGCTCACCTTCCGGCGGTCCTACACGGACGAGTCTCTGCCGAGTGATGGCTACATCGCAGTCATCTCCGTGCACGGCAGCAACGGGCAGATGTACCTGGACTCGAACCTCCCCGACAACGCCAAGAACTTCCTGTCGAGCATGCGGGAGTGGCTGCTCGACATCATCTCGACGTTCGGGTTCGGGGGTGACGAGGAGGAGCTCGTCAACGCGTTCAGTCCCATCAAGTTCGGACCGAACGAGGACACGGCGTTGCCGCTGATCCTGCAGTTCGAGATCATCATCCCCTACGAGGTCTTCGACGGCTGCAACAACGTGTTCGTGGCCCTGCCGGAGTTCGACTGGGAGAACGAGTTCGCAGACGCAGACACGTTCAACGAGGCCATCGGGCGCTTCAACGATGGCGACATGACTGGACGGGACCCGGCGCTGCTGAAGGCCTCGCGGGGAGACGTCCTCACGGTCCTGAGTGGCCTCAACACTGGCTCCTACGTCATCGAGCGGGTCGAGGCGTACTACCTCATCAACGGCGGCGCCGTGGTGGACGGTGGCGGGTCCATCAACCTCGATGCCGCGTACAAGGTGGGCTTGGTCGTCATTCGGGACGAGTTCCCGGTCCCGGCACTGCAGGGTCTCCCCGAGTTCTTCAAGGGCGGTTCCGTGCCGTGGGGACTACCTGCCGTCACAGACCTGCCCTTCACGGTCACCGACGAGGACGGCAACCCCGTCGTCGGGTGGGACTGGGTCGAGCAGGCGCTGACCTGGTTCTTCCGGACGCTCAACAGACTGGGCTTCGACCTCCCCGAGGACGTGTCGCTCGACGTGCCTGAGACGCTGAAGGCGTTCTGGCAGATGCTCTTCAGCAGCTATGCGGTCGGTCGCCCGACCGCGCCGCAGTACCTGCGCCTCTACTTCCAGGAGCCGACGAGCTGCACGGTCTACGCTCCCACACCCTGCGCGCGGTACCAATGGGCGCTGCCCTCGCTGACGACTGCGGAGGTCGAGGGCACAGGGATCACGCTCCCCCTTCCGGACCTCGATGGGATGACCGTCTCTGTGGAGGTGGAGCGACTGTCTGGGTCGACCACGCTGTCCGGTACCATGATGGCCGACTTCGGCACGGCCGCGACGCTGGAGGAACTCGCCGAGCTCCTCCAGACGCTCCTCGACCCCGGCGAGGAGTACCTCCTCGTCTCGGGCCCGGCTACCCCCACCGGGGCGCTCACGCTCACCCAGGTGGTGGGCGGCGTGGACGAGTACGTCTACGTCTCCGCCATCGACCTCACGGCCGGCATGCGCGTGCTCGGGTTCTACGGGCCCGCCCCCGCGAAGTTTCCGGAGCTCAAGACCTCCACCAGCTGCTCCATCGCCTACGAACGGATCACGGTCGGCGCAGGCACCGCCCTCGCCTTCGGTCTCGAGATCGAGACCGACCTCACCCACCTGACGCCTGTGGCTGCTTTCAACGGCACCTTCGAGCTCGGGGAGACTGTGACGTCGAGCGGCGGAGCCACAGGCGTCGTGTGGGCCATCGCGGACGACACCACGGACGCGGTACTCGGACACCTGTGGTTGGTCGAGGTCACCGGCGTCTTTGCTGCCGCGGAGACGGTGACCGGGGACGATAGTGGCGCCACCTTCGTGATCAGCGTGGCTGACGAGACGGCCACAATCGTGGACACCAACGTCACGGACGGCGTCGACGACATCACGCGGACCTTCGAGGAAGTCGCGACGATGTTCCAGGCGGAGATCATCGCCTCTGTCGAGTTCAACGTCACTGCGGGTGCGGCGGCCGACTACGACGTGATCGAGATTTCCCCGACGCTCGCGATCACCGTCGAGTTCGAGGACAGGTCTGGAACGGGGGCCGGACCGGGGCGGTTCGTCTTCTCGGTCGAGGACACCGACCACGTCGACCTGGTCACCGGGATCAACATCGACAGCCCGATGAGCGGCACGCTGACCGACTTCGCGATCACCTACGTCAACTCGACGCTGCCGGCGACGACGAACTCGACCACGCTCAACGGCATGGACTACGACCCGACGGTGTCGCTGCTTGAGATCACCGTCAGCGACGGTACCACGCCGGTCGTACTGGCGCCGTCGCTGACCTACTGGGAGGCTCTCGCGTTCAAGATCGCGGTCCAGGACCTCATCGACGCCGGCGACTTCGAGGGAGCGGCCCAGGTATTGAACGCGGACACGGACTGGTGCGAGAGCAGCGGAACCCGCTACGTCCTCTGGGTGGACGGCGACACGGGGCTCGTGGCGCGCGGCATCGTCGGTGGGACGGCGTCCTCGATCAGTCTGACGAACCACACGACCTTCGGCTTCGCGACTGCCAGCGCGACTGGCAGCAGCTCCGTGTCGTGGATGGTGCAAGGAGCCACTGAGCCCGGCGAGACTCAGGCGGCCTTCCAGCACCCGCACGCACCGACGCTCTTCTCGACTGCGGTGGGGGCCGTGGAGCTCCTCTTCACGCCGTCGGACGAGGCGACTCCCTACCAGGTCTTCCCGGGGCAGACGAGCACCGGCGACACGGCGACGGTGGACCTTCCGCGTGACCTGGTCGTCGGCTCGCCCTACGAGGGGCAGCTGTCGGTGGAGGTCCGGTTCACGGACGCCGACTACGCATCGCCGATCGAGCTCGACATCCGCGAGGAGTCCGATTGGCTCTACGTCTACGAGCAGCGGCGGCTCCTCGAGCACACCAGCTACGAGGCGTCGGACACGGACGTCTCGAGCGACCGAGTCTCCGCTGTCGTCACCTCCTTCGGCTCGAACAAGGTGCAGCTGCTCAACATGAGCAGTATCGGGCTGTCCGACGAGTTCACCTTCCTCGCCCCCAACACCGGGCTCGACGGGGACCAGGTGCAGGTGGGCGACGTCCTCTTCATCGAGGAGGGGGACGACCTGGGCGGCTACACCGTCACCGAGCGGTCAGCTTACGAGCTCGTGCTCGACAAGAACCTCACCGTTAGCTCCGGGCGGATCTACCGCTACGGGAACGACGGCATACTGGTACTCGGCGGCACGCCCAAGGTCACCTCGCCGACCGCGGCCTTCACGAACGACGACATCGGGAGGTACCTCACGATCTGGTTGTCCAACCGCGAGAACGTGGACGGCAGCTACAAGATCACGGCGGTGGAGACGGATGGCTCAGGCTGCACCCTCGAGGGCGACCCCTTCACGCTGGAGGAGGCCGACCTCCACTGGGCGGTCGTGAAGGCCCCGACGGAGACCGTCGGGGCGTCGGAGACGGGTGGGCGTTCCGCACTCGTAGGCCTCCGTCCGGTGCGCATCTACAGCGGGGAGCCGACCAAGCTCCAGATCGTGAAGGTGAGTCCCACCCTCGATCGTGCGGAGGCCGCGGTTTACACCACGGTCGACGAGGACCTGTCGCCTCCCAGGAGCGGTGTGCGCCAGCCCTACAAGGTTGTCCGGCCCGGAACGCAGCACATCTCGGCGACCGCGATGAACGAACAGCGGTCTCGGGGGCTGTACTACTTCGACGTCCTCACCACCTCGCTTGGCGGGGACGATGTCTACAACCTCCCGCGCGACGTGAAGATGGAGCCGGTCTTCGGGACGTACGACTCCTACGGGTACCGCATCGACGTGACCGACAGCCGTTTCAGCTTCTCCACGAGGGAGGAGGCGTCCCTGGTGCTCTCGTCGGTGTTCTTGCCCAACGGGCTCGATGACCAGCTGAGCAACTTCATCGCGCTGAACGGCCGTAGTATCCGGCTCGACTACGAGTACGCCCCCACCGTCGCCGAGGTTCAGAGCCTGCTGCTCTCCGACGACAACCGAGTCCTCTGCGCAGACCCGCTCGCGCGGCACTTCCTGCCGGCCTACGTCTCGCTGGACATCACCTACGTGGGCGGCAACAAGACGTCGACGGTTGCCGGTGCGCTGTCGGACTACGTCAACGGCCTGAGCGCCGTCGATGAGCTGGACCTCGCAGAGCTCGAGCGCATCCTACACAACAACGGGGTCGCGAAGTACGATCACCCCATCCGGCTGATCACGCTGACCCACGACCTCGACCGCCGCATCGTGGGTACGCAGGCGGAGGATCGAATCAACGACGACAACATCGCCTACAACGGCACGAACAGGACCACGTTCTTCATCGCAGGCACCGACGCGTCGACCTTCAGCGCGGAGGAGGATGTGCCGCCTGGTGCGCGGATCTGGCTGGTCCGGGAGTCCTCACGCTCGACGTTCAGGTGAGGCGACCATGGCGCGCACAGAACTTCTCGTACCGCACCCCATCCTCATCGAAGACCCGGCTCGGGTCCTGCGGTACCCTGGGAGTCAGGAACTCCTCGCACCCGGGCTGCGGGCACCGCAGCTTGGAGATCTCCGTGCGGCGCTCGGCGTCGATCTTCCGCAGCTGATCGCTCCGAGACTCGTGCCCGTGCAGGAGTTCGCGTACAACGTCCGGATGGAGTACCTGTAACGCCATGGCTTCTCCCAGTATCACGAACCGCCGCCCGGACGAGGGAGATACCGACGTGTCGGTGGACACGCCGTTCCGCTTCGGGATCCGCGATCTCGACACGCGAGCGGACCTGTCCACCGTGTACTGCTCGGTTACCTACGCCAGGGCCTTCTACATTCCGGAGGAGGACGTGCTCCCGGCCGAGGCGAACATCGAGGGCTCCAGCCTGGTGCTCTCGATGTTCGACGACGCATCGGGCACCACGAACCCTGGCGAGCCTTGTCAGGAGAGCACGGTCGACCTGGGCGGCGGTGACTGGGTCTACCGCCTCGAGAAGGACGGGGCCGACGACGACCCGCAGGAGGGCGTGCTCTACGTCACCATATCGGCGCAGGACCCGGTGGGCCCGTACTCGTTCAAGGTCACGCTCGAGGTGGACGGCGCCGGCGTGACCGCCGCACCCTACGCCTACACGACGCACGCGGACTATGTGGGCGTCGTCCTCGGCTTCGTCTACTGGCCCGAGAACACTGGCATCTTCCTGCTATTCCGCGACGACGGCACCAAACGGATCTCGATTGTCGGGCCGTCGACGGACGGCATCGGTACGCGGAGCACGGAGGTCTCCACGGTCTTCAACTGGGCCCGGGAGATCACCTACACCATCGTGGTCGACCCAACAGCCTATCGCCGCCTCATCCAGGTCTTCGCGACGACTCTGGATGGTGAGGAGACCTTGCTCGGGGAGGTGGACCTCGACACCATCAACGAGTTCCTCCCCTCGGTGCGTATGGGGCGCTTGTACGCCGAGGACACCCCGACCGGCTACGTGACGGCCCTGGTCGGGTTGGATGGGACGGACACCGGCAACTACCTGGACGTGCACGGCTTCCAGGTAGCCAACTTCGGGAAGGTGCTGCTCGTCGACGGCAACCCCACGCCTTCTGGGAGCACGGAGGTGGAGCCGGTCGAGGCGCTGTTCGTTCTCGGCTCCGAGGGTGCCGAGGCCTGGAGGAACTCGGGGAGCTTCGACGAGGAGACCACCGACACTGCCCTCCACATCACGGCCACGACCGGGCCGTCCTGCAAGGTGCGCACGGAGCCCGACATCACCAACGGGGAGTGGATGCTCCTCGGCACGCTCACCGCGCGGAACGCCGTGCACGCGGGCTCCCACTCGACCGGGATGGGGCTGCGCGTCGAGGACGGCACGAAGCAGTACTCGCTGGTGCTGCTCGACGACTTCGCCGAGTACACGGTGGGGCTGGTGGACTCCACGGCGGAAGAGGACGCCATCCTCGTGGGCTACGGTCTGCCGGCCGAGGCGGTCGACTGGGAAGAGGACGTCCCCTTCATCTTCATGGGGTCGGCGCTCAACGACTTCGTCCGTGCCTTCTTCGGGGACGAGGACACCACCCCGGCCATCGACAAGGGGTACGGCGCCGCCGGGTACACGGCCACGACGGTCTCCGCGGTCTCCTTCGGCGTCGTGGAGAGCGGGTCGTTCGCGGGGGACTTCTACCTCACGCACCTCTGGGTCTTCCCCAACTGCACCTTCTACGAGGGCAGCAACGGCACCTACCCGGATGCGCAGCCTGGTTGGACACGCACGCAGGCCCTGTCGACGCGGTCGCTCGCGGCGACGTCGTTCACCACGGACTGCACGGCCGTGGGTGCCTACGACATCTACTCCGTGACGGACACCACCTACGGCGCGACCTCCGGGGCCGCAGTCCTGTTCAAGGCACGCATCGGTGACTGGGTCGACTCCGCCGGGGCCACCAACCCCCTCCGGAGCCAGTTCGGGCCGATCGCGGCGGTCAGGACCAGCACCGTCGCGGTGCAGCTGTGGTTTGTGACGGACTCCGAGGGCACAACCTACGCCTTCCTCCCGAGCACCTCGACCGACTACCTGGACGTCCTGGCGCAGAACGTGGTGGGGCGCGCCATCTCCGCCGAGATCGACCTGTCCGCAGAGCACGTCTTCCTGCTGGACGTGAAGCCGCTGCAGCACGTGCGTCTCTATATTGACGAACTGGACGCGCCAGTCCTCGACGTGGCGTGGCCCGCCGAGATCACGCTACGCGGGCTCCCGACCTACATGCCGGCGAGCGCCGTCGTCGCCGTGGGTTCACTGAATGAAGACGCGGGCGTAGAATGCACCCTCTACTACGCCCGGGCGAGTATCGGGCGAGGATACGACTTCAGCATCACGATCGACGTCTCCGAGGAGGACCTACAGGACCGCGTCTACGGGAGCCTGGTAGACCTCAACATCGACGTGCAGGACGAGGACTGAATGCCGCCTACGCGCACTACCGCCCTTCATGGCTTCTCGATTGAGCCGGCACGCACGAAGCCCGTCGCCGTCATCGATCCGTCGGAGTCCAGCAAGGTCGTAGGTGCGCTGCTGCGCTTCAGCGGGCGTGGCTCATCGAGTGCAGACGGAGAGGAGCTGACCTACGCCTGGTCCATCGTAGAGAGCCCGCTCGGGAGCACAGTAACCGAGCTCACGTCCGTCGAGGACGACGGCGGGGTGGCGACCTTCATCCCCGACATCACCGGGCAGTACACGATCGGCCTCGTGGTCTCGACGCCCTACAGGAGCAGCGAGCAGGTCACGGCGACGGCTGAGGCAACGAGCGTCCTGCTGCCGTTGACGCTGCGGACGACGCCTGACGGCACCGTGATGTTCAAGGCGATGTCCTCGTTCTGGCGCATGGTCGAGAACAACGCTGTGTTCTCGACCCTGTGGTCCGGCTACATGCAGGTCACCGGGTCGGACCTGCTGCGGCTCTTCCAGGCGGACTACGGGAAGTCCATCAGTACGATCCAGGAGATGCTTCAGCGTCGGTGGCTGCCGTATGCGCCGGCACTGGAGCTCGACTCGGACCAGTGCGTGGTCGTCTTCGGTGGGCACCAGGGAGGCTCTAGCGCCTACACCCTGTCGGGGGCGGTCGCCACTGTTGGTGTGCTCGTCGGGGAGCGCGAGGTCGTACTTCGTGACGGAGCCCCTACCCTGGGCGCCGTGGGCACGGAGCTGGTGATCTACACCAGTGCGGGTGCGAACGCGGGCACGTACACGATCAACCGGCTGAACTCGGACAGCTCCGGGTACCTCGTCTCGTCCTCGACCCCGTTCCCGTCCTACACGGATGACCGGCGGGTCGCGGCGAGTACGCTCGTGAGCTTCAGCGGCGACCTCGAGGTCTACGACTCCAACCTGCTCACGGACTTTGCCGCCCTGAACGTCAGCGCAGGCGACGTACTGCAGTTGACCGAGGGCGTTGACGCCGGCTACTACAAGATCGCCGCCGTCGGGGTCGTCGGCGGGCTCGCCAACAACCGCACGCTGCGCCTCACAGAGGCTCCCAGGCAGACCAGGTCGGGGCGCGGCTACAGCGTTTTCGGGGCCGTTCGCCTCACGGCAGAGAAGACACTCTCCGCGGCGACGGATGTCGTCTACCTGCCTGCGACCGAGGCCGATCTCTCGAGCTTCCAGGTCCGTGAGCTGTCAGGCAGCGGAACGCTGGTCAGCGCCTACGAGATCGCGGTGGAGCCGCGGCATCTGCTCTCCGCGATGGTTGGCGAGCGCATCTACCTGACGACTGGCCGAACCTCAGCCAGGTCGTACACGATCACGGGGCGGAACTCTGCCGGGACCGGATACCTCGTCGGAGCCTCCTTCGGTGCCTCTGGGTACCCGGCGGAGGTGTCGTATAGCCTCACGAGCAACGTGGACATCTCTAATCGGCTGCTCATCCTGGAGGACGAGGCATACGGTATCGTTTCTGCGGAGTACAGCGACGGGACTTCGGCGGAGGACGGCGGGCGCGGCGCTGCGTGGATCCTGACGCTCACCGAGAAGGTCGCACCCGCGGGGCGGGAGGGCATGTCCTGGCGCATCGCCGCGACGCTCCTCACCCAGGAGCACGCCGATCTCGAGGAGGTCGGCGTCACCGCCGGCGACCTGCTGGTTCTCGAAGCGCGGCGTACCGACTCCGGCTTCACAGGGGAGATCCCCTGCTACGTCTTCGGGGCGCGCGACAACAAGCTGGCCTTCGACATCGGGAGTGCATTGCCCGGTCTCGGGACGGCCGGGGGCCTGTCCGACGCCGAGGTGCTGGAGCTCGCGACGGATCTGCGCGTACCCTACGTCTACGAGGACGAGGCGGACGAGATCCACATCACGCTCGCCGCGGAGGAGACCCAGTCCCTGGTACGCAGCCTGGGGTTCCAGACGACCTACGAGAACATCCCGATCACGTCCAGCACGACTATCGACCTGGACGCGTTTTCGGTGAAGCTCCGGATCAAGAAGCTCGTGCGGAACTGTCGCATCCCCGTGGATGATGCGCTGGTGTCGGTACCGGCGCTGTTCGAGTTCATCGACACACCGGCTACAGGGACCAACTCCGACGGAGAGACCATTCTCGTCTCGACGTACGGGGAGACCACGATCCTGGACCGAGCGCCCCTCGAGCTCATCGAGAACCGCGACTACAGCCTCAGTTCTGACGAGAGCTCCACCGGTACGAACCTCGTCACGACGGCTGACTCAGCGATCCTGTACATCGCCGGCGGCGACCTGATCGACCGTGACCTCCGCGTGGGCGACTACATCGACATCACGAGCGGGTTCGACCAGGGGAGGTACTACGTCCACACCGTGCTGGACACCGAGCACGTGCAGGCGCTCACGGCAGAGGGGACCACGCCGACGAACAGCGCGACCGGACTGTCCTACACGCTGACGCGCCGCACGGCCGGGAACTTCCTCCGCTTCGTTGACGGCATGTTCACCCCCGAGGCCCCTGCACCGGACCGCTTCTGGGCACAGCTTAGTCTCTTCGACAACTACGAGGCGATCGAGGACAACTTCGGGGTGCTCGTGGGCGTCACGAAGGAGCAGCTCGACGAGTACGGGTCCTCCCAGATCTCCTACAAGGGAGCAGTCCGCGCACTCATGTTCGCCTGGACGCGCGGGCCCACCCTGAAGTGTGTGACGGTGGGGACGCACGTACTCTTGGGCCTCCCAGTCACAGAGGTGACCGGGCGAGTGGTCGACGTCGACGACACCTACGACTCCGAGAACTCACGCGGCCGGGTTTTGGTCGAGGACCTGGACGCGGACGGTAACCCCTCCGGCTTCGTGCGCCCCTACCTCTACTATGTGGACGACAACGACGGCCTGAACGACTTCTTCGGCTTGGCCACGAACCCGGAGACCGGCGCGGCGTATGCCGTGCTCGACGAGGTTCCGGCGATGACGGCGCTCTCTCGGGGCGTCATCGTGGAGGACTACGTCACCGCGCCTGCCTGGTGGAAGACGGGCACCGCGACGGCCGGCACCGAGCTCCAGAAGTTCCACAGCTGGCAGGTACGCGTCGACGCCGCGCAGGTCGACTCGCGCGACGTCCCCCTGATCATCGACTTCTGCATGGGCATCCGCCCGATCTATACGAAGCCCACCGTCGTTCTCGTCCTGTACCTCGACGACGCTGTGGAGATCACGGAAAAGCTCTACCTGGAAGGCATGCTGTTCTTCGACGACGACCCGGTCCTCGGCGTCGAGGCGACTCACATGGTCGACTCGTACAACGGCAGCAGCCTGCCGCACCGTCTCTTCGACTACGGCTCGTTCTCCACGCGCACGCTGTTCGAAGGAGTGGACCTGGTCACCGTCGCTGGGTCCGGAGTGGTGACCTCAGCTCGCGGAGGCTTCAAGGGAACGCTGAACGCGCCGCCACTCGATCACGCCCTGGACGAACTCATCGGCGTGCTGCCCGGCGTGAACTCGTACTTCACGGACGACGTGTACTACCGCGGCACGCCGCTGATCCGGGCCGGGGACATCCTCTTCATCACCGAGGGGAACAACCGCGGCCGCTACACCGTGGTCACCGTCGACAGCGACACGCAGCTCACCGTCGACGAGCTCCCCGACTACCCCCCGACCACCAGGCCGACTGCCGAGATCGAGGCGGGTACGGGGCAGGTCTTCCAGCTCCAGCGGGCGGACTCCCACATCCTCACGACGGGGACGGGCACGGTCCTCAGCAACGCGGGCGCCGGAGACGACGTCACCAGCGTCATCGAGTCCACCGCGGCCAACTTCCGCTGGAGCGGCGTCGCCGTCGGGGACTACCTGGTGATCACCAGCACGGGTGGCGGCATCGTGCCCGGGCTGCACGAGGTACTCGAGGTCGGCGAGTGGCAGGAGGTACGTGAGGACCTGGACACCAAGCTCACCGTGCGCGGAACCCTGAACATCGGCGGGACCTTCACGTTCTACGTCATGCGCGACGGGCTCCGGGCCAACCCGCTCCACGAGATCTCGGACCTCGCGCTTGTCCACGGCAGCTCCGAGGTGACCAGCGCGACCGCCGGTCTGGAGCTCCTCCACCTGCGCCCCGGTGACCAGCTGGAGATCCTCGAGGGCATGTACGCCGGGCAGTTCTTCGACATCCTCGACACCACCAGCGACAGCACGTTCTGGCTCGACTTCACCTCCGCGGTGAACGAGGCCGCGATCTCGGCGCGCGTGATCCGGCCGACCATTCTCGAGGTGGACCAGCCTCGGGACGAGGACTGGGAGCTCGAGAAGTTCTTCCTCGAGGATGACCTCACCACGACCATCGTCGAGCCGATGACCACGGTGGTCTCCGTCGCGGATCTCACGCTGACCATCGACGACACCGACCCGGACCCGGAGAACTGGACCGCCACGGCGACGTCCGCCGGCACGAACCTGCAGGTCGCCGGCGTGGCCGCGGACGACATCCTCGACGTGGCCAACGCCAGTGCCAACTCCGGGGCGTTCCGGATCCTCAGCGTGAACGCCTCCGAGATTACGATCATCGGCCTGTGGCGCGAGGAAGAAGGCCCCGCGGTGTCGGGCGACTTCAAGACGCTGAACGCCGCGTGGGACGTCGTGGACGACCAGGTGACGCTGACCACCGTGATCACCCTTGAGGGCGTCGTCCTGCCGGGTGACGTCCTCGAGGTGGACGGGGTCGGCTCCTACGTCGTAGCCTCCGTTTCGGGGGCGGTACTCACGCTCACCCGTGATACGGGGGTGAACCCCATGGCCAGCTATACTGGGCGGGTCACCAGGAGGTCGGTCTGATGCTCCGTAAGCTGTTGAAGGAACGCGCCCACCTCGTAGACGACCTACGCATCTTCGGTGCGCAGAAGACCACTTTTGCACGCGGCATTCGCATGCCCGACGGCTCGCCTGTCCCCGTGGACATCATCATGAAGAACTTCGGGGTGCCGCGGGAGCAGGCCGAAGAGATCGCTCGGAGGCAGACGCGATGATCGGCATCGTACGCATTTTTCGGTCCTTGATGCCTCCGCGCATGTTCGCGGACGTCTTCAAGCAGAACCCCCAGATCCGCGGACATCTTACGCTCGAGACGCGGGAGCGCGGCAAGCTCCGTCAGCGCGTCGAGGGTGACAACATCTGGACGCTCACCGGACGCGAGTTCATCGCCGAGCTCATCGCGCTGCGCGCGAGCAGTCCGCGGACCGCGTTCCGTGATGACCGCGTGGCCTACATCGGGATGGGATCCGGTGTGCAGTCGGAGGTCTCCGACATCACGTCGCTGGTGGATCCCGTGGTGTACAGGACCGGGGAGTTCCTGGCTCGTATCGATGCCCCGGCGACCTTCCCGACCTCGGGCACCTCGACGACGAACACGGCCGTGCGCTTCGAGCGGGAGTTCACCGTTGGCGAAATCAGCCTCGGGTACAACGTGGTCCTCACCGAGGCCGGGCTGTTCACGGACGGCGACCCCGACGACGACTGGGACTACTCGGCGACCCCGACCTCCTTCGCCGACACCTCGGGGCGGGCTCCGATGGCCTACAAGACCTACGAGCCCATCACCAAGACGACCGACTTCAACCTCCGCGCAATCTGGACCGTTCGGGTAGTCTGATGCTGATCGATCCGCAGAGCTTTCATGTGTTCTGCAAGGAGGATGGCTCCGCACTGCGCGAGCGCATCTCGGTCCACAAGCTCGTTGGTAAGGGCTTGAGTGACAGTGATGGCGCTGGGTTGGCTACCGACAAGTACGTGATGCGCCTGGACGGGAAGCCCATCGGGAACATGCACGTGCGGAGTGACGGCAGCGTCCTCAAGTCGGCTATCCTCGACGAGTACCGCGGTCTCGGCCTCGGTAGGAAGATGTACGGGGAAGTCGGGCGCATGTTGCCCGAGGGCGTGACCCTAAAGTCGGATGTGATTCACGTCTCTGGGGCGGCTACCAAGCTCTGGGATGATATGGCCGACCGCTCCACGGGAGGACTGCATGCTAAAAGAAACCCGCTGTTCCAGCGAGTACTGCACGCGCGGGATGGAACCGATACATCCATGCTTCCCGGAGCTGCTCCGATGGCGGAGTACAAGCCCGTATCTCCGATGGCAGTGCGCGAGTCTGGCAAGCGGTCGGCGTTCGAGCTGCATGTACCGGAGGCAGCCCGGCGCCCCACTGCGACAGTAGCACCTGCGAAACGCGCACCCACAGCATCACCAGTACCGCAGATCTCGCACGCTCCGGCGGCCCCGGTCCACACGCCGCCTCCGGCGGCCCCGGTCCACACGCCGCCTCCGGCGGCCCCGGTCCACACGCCGCCTCCGGCGGCCCCGGTCCACACGCCGCCTCCGGCGCGTGCAGTTCCGGCAGTCCATGTGCCGACAGCAGGCACAGCGGCGCCTGTGAAGGGGCCCTTGAGCAGGATGCTCGCGCATGTCACACCGGGGCGTGCGGCGGCTGGCGTGGGCGTTCTGGCCGCAGGCGGCCTACTGGCGCACCATCTCTACAAGAAGAGCCGGGGAGCTCCCAATGCCTAAGTACATCCGCCGCCCGTTCGCGATGGGCAACACCGACAGCCCCGTGGTCACCCAGCCCATCCTGCGGGGCTCGGTGATGAAGGACTCGTCCGGTGAGTTCGCGAGCCTTCTGATTCCCAGCGAGCTCGCGATCGAGACGGAGGACGGCGCCACGTCGGGCGGCATCTCCGTCGTCTTTAAGGGCACCACCATGGTGCAGGTACTCGACGACATCAACTCGGCGCTGACGGGCTACGCCACGGCGGAGGAGTACGAGGGCTGCCTGGTCTTGAAGAGTGTCGGGACAGGCGAGGGCGCCTACATCCGCATCATGCCTCCGGTGTCGGGGTTCGACGATGCCTCCGCCGTCTTCGGCTTCGAGGTGCACCCGCACCCCCTCGCCACCGTCTCCGCTAGGGACCTCCTCGACACCCCGGTACGCCCGCGGCAGCAGGAGAACCCGATCGGCACGAAGTTCATCGGCACCGGAGAGGACCGCATCGGCAAGAGCTACAACCGCGCGCTCGACATGCTGGCGCGCAACGGCGACCTGCTCTACACGTGGCTCCAGCGCTCCGTGGCGCGGAAGGCCACCATCGTGGTCGACTCGACCAGGCACGCGGCCCAGCTCGACACGAACGTGGACGGGACCATCGACCAGGTGGACCTCTCGGATCTCTCGGTGTTCAACGCGGACCTGGCCGGGCTCCGCCTGTACGTCGGCAAATCGCTGGGGCTGACGCGCAACAGCAACCTCGCGCAGATCTCCACCGTCTACCAGGTGGCCGACGGGGAGATGAAGGAGATCCCGGCGGGCGACCGCACGGTGCGTATCGGTGCCGTCACCCGCGGACAGCGCGGTGGTGTGCTCCCGTCGTTCGCAGACGACATCACCGCCCCGACCTCTCCGGTACCGAACACGACGGGCGTCTCCGCCGACGGGGGCAATGCGCTCGGTGTCGACCGCGCCAAGCACTCCGGCGTCACCATCACCGAGGTCCGCCAGCGTACGACTATCGTGTGTGCTGGCGCGACCTTCGAGACCAACGGTGTCGTCGCCGGTGACGTCGCCACCATCACCGGTGCCGGGGTCTCCTCCCCCTTCAACCACAACGGTACGTACCGGGTGGACGTGGTCGTGTCCGAGGAAGAGCTCGTGCTCCGCCCGGCGGACGAGACCACGGACGCGCAGGAGCTGAACCCGGCTGCGGGCGCCTTCGGCACGGTCGTCATCAGCTCTGGCGGGAACTGGGAGAGCGGGATCTGGCTCAGCTTCTACCCGCCGATGCCGCGCATCCCGGAAGGCGGCAAGTTCATCCTGACCGTCCCGGTCGAGAGCGCGCTCGGCGAGGTCGCCCTCGAGGACATGGTCAACGGGAGTGTCCGGACGGTGGCCGGCGTCGACGGTTGGTCACTGCTGAACTTGTGGAAGCAGGTCAGCCTCGACGGGGCCTACCAGGGGATGGGAGCCGCCCGCGGCGGTGGCTTCTTCGCAAGCATCACCAACCGGCCGTTCCGGCTGGATCTTCGGCACACTGCCACGCTGTCCGACGGGTCTATCGACCGCACCAGCACGGGTGCCGCTACCCTCGACGCGCACACGCTGCGCCTGACGGCCGCCTCGACGGACCGCTTCGACACCGAGGATGTCGGGAAGACCATCCTCCTCACCGCCGGCCCCTTCCTCACCAAGGAACCCTGGACGGTCACGCGCCTGATCGACAACGCGACCGTCGAGCTCGCACCGCCCATACACAGGGTCGGGTACCAAGAGACCGCTGGAACCACGATCTCGGTGACGTCGTGGATACTCCTGGACGGGGACGCCATCGACGTCCTCGGGGCCCAGCACGTCGTCTCTCCCGAGTACTTCGGGGACACTGACCAGGCACCTGCTGCGGGCGGCTACGTGTACTCGCGCGAGCAGCGGGACCTGGGGACCACCGACCCTCCGACGGCCGGACTGTTCTCGCTCCTCCACCTCGAGCGCGTGCGCCTGCGCCGCAGCGGGGTGAACATCACGATCGTGACCGCAGGTCCTACGACCGCGAGCAACACGCTCCCGCTCCCGTTCGACCCCGAGGACACCTACAACATCTACGGGGAGACGTACGAGACGAAGATGGCGTCCGGGCAATCCTCGATCACCTTCGTGCGCATCCTTCACGGGCCAGACGCCGGCCTGTACCGCGTGAAGGGCCTGAAGAGTGTCTCGGTCAGTACGAACGCGGTCGTGCTGCAGCACATCGACGGCAGCCCCGTCACGCTTACCAACGGCACGACGCCGAGCATCGCCTTCTACAACGCGACGCTGGCAGCCTCCGTGCCCCTCTACGGGGGGCCCGGCGCTGCGAGTACCTGGATGGGCGGGCTGAGCCTGTTCGTCGACGGGTACGAGCAGGACGTGGCCTTCGTGGCCCCCGTGCGCATCAACTGGCGAGGGACCGGTACCGGGCTCTACGCCTGGCTGAACGACGAGGAGTTCAAGGCCTTCGACAATGGCGATGGAGCTGACGGAGCCCTCCTTACAGGGGTTCTCTTCGCGCCAGCGGAGGGAATCGACATCAAGATGACCGGAGCTGACACAGGTGCGAATGAGCGTAGGTCTGGATACGTCCTGCGCGCACGCGCGCACACAAGTCGCTTTGATTTCAATCTACAAGATCCTGGCGCAGCTGGTGCACTCTTTCACTCGCAGAAGGGGTTTGCAGGCTACTTCGGTCAGACTGGTAAGGACCCCGCTGTTGTGGTCCTGAAGGTAGATGCGGGTGCTGCTGGGGATGAGTCGGCCAGGTTCTCCGGACTCTCCCCGAGTGCTGCGTTGCTTGTCGGGCGGGCAGGCCCGATTAGTACCGAGAACGTGTCCGGACCTGCGGGGAAGGGCTCGGCTGTAGAGCTCTCAGGCTCACTCTATATCCACCGAGGTAGCTACGTCGGTGGTGCTTCAGTCCCGACGTGGTCTGAGGGCGGTGTCTACGTCGAAGATGTTCTTGGCGCAGGTCGCTGGGCCTATCCTACAGTGGGGATTTACGACTTCGACGGGTCCCCGTACTACGGTACAGGGTCGTACTCTGGCTGGGAAGCGCCTACACGCCTTGGAAATCCGGGGGTCATCTATCCGCCGTCGAGCAACGACGCTGATGTGGCTGCCGAGGTCCTGGCTACAGACTACACCCTATTCAACTTCAAGCATGTCGGCATCGTGCACATCACTGACGTGACGGCACTGACACCGTCACTTACTGCACCGTTCAATCGTTTCATTGGATGCCGTTTCAAGCTCGACGACCCGGCGGCGGATCTTGATCAGGTCGAGTTCGCTATTATCGGCTCGATGATGCCGGCTGAAAATGAGCTCTATCTCGCACTCCACCATCCGACTCAGACTATTGTCGTGGATGCTGGACACTCCAGGTACTTCAAGATTCTTGGACAGCGGTGGTACCAGTCCCATATCGACGTGGCTGATTGGGTTCAGGTCGGCACAGAGGATGCGTCGGCATCGCGTACACAGCTTCCACTGCTGACGTGTGATCCGGACGTCCTGAACTCACGTGTGTCTGTAGTGCCGGACAACGTGCAGTTTCCGAGCCTTGGCCTCCAGACCTACTGCGCGTGGGCTGCTGCTGCGGACGGTGTGTCCATCGGTGCGGCGAGTGCGGATACATCGACGATGACATCCGTGCACGTCACTGCGAATGCGTATGCGGCTGCACAGCACTGGGATGGAGATTTCGATGACCCTATCTTCACACACGGCTGGTCAACCGATGCCAAGGAACCACGGTCGCCGTTCCCGAACTCCAGCACCATCTCGAATGTAGACGCGAACCACAACTCCAGCGAGGTCCTCGACGGAAGCTACGCGGGTAGCTTTGCTGCGGACGACTACACGGCTACGTTCCCTGGCGGAACTGCTCAGGTTGCGTGGTCTTCATCCTGGGGCGGCTCCCTTGAGATTAGTGGAAACAGACATGCGCAAGTGAGAATCTGGCAGCGTGGACGTACTTTCGTGATGACCAACCATCTGGCGGTACGGGTACAACTCCGTGCCGCAGTGACGAGACCGCCGATCTTTATACCGGGAACGCGCATGTTCACCATCGCACTGACCAAGAATGATGGGACAGTGGTGGCGCACGCGGCGGTGGGAATCCCTACGGACAACCGACCCCACGATGTTTCGGCGACCCTCGAAGTGGACGGTGTGACGAACGCAGCGGCGGACGCTCTCGGTCTCTCCAAAGAGGTGCTGTCCCTCCACGTCACGGCGCTGGTTGCCCTTGAGGCGGACAACGAAGTCATCTCGATCCTCGAGTTCAAGACTGAACCTGTCACGCGACCTCTTGTTACCAGCGGCCCTCAGATCGTGACAGGTTCAGTCCTGGCGCATGGATTTCGCTTCACGGACCCGGTCCCTGGTTTTGACACGAAGGGCCCTGCGGATGTCCGTCTCCTCGGTGGACTTGACTACGCTCGAAATGAAAGTTGGCCAACGTACAACGAGGGTGTCGATGGTTGGGAACATGCCAGCTGCACTGGTACGCAAGAACTCCGCTGCGGCCCTGGTCTCGTGCGGATGCGGTCAGATGAACAGTATCTCAACTGGAAGATCGCGTTGACTCTCTTGGCCAACGCGCTCGGTGCTACAGACATCGACGCCTGGATGACAATATTGGCTTATCAAGCCCTGAACGGGTACGAAAGCGGCACAGAGCCAGCAGGTACATTTGGACCACTAGAGGACGAAGCAAATGCCGTGTATGAGAAGTGTGTGCTGGCTGTTAACGAAGGAAACCTCGTAGACAAGGTTGAACTCGCCGAGGAGGCTATGTACCTGGGCAAGGTCCTGGTCGATGCTCTCCGTGTTGTCGCAAGCCGGGTAGTGGATGGCTCGGGCGACATGGCCGAGGATCTATACGACTACGCGAGACGGGTAGAGGACGCGATGTACTTCGAACTTCCAGCTACGGGCGAGTACGCCGCGCTTCTTCACGATGAGCCTGAATCGAACTGGATCCGCCCTTGGGTCGATTACTACCGTCTCTTCAGTCAGGGGGTTCATTCCGCCGCGATCACGCTCTACAACGGAGCCTTCGACCCTCTCTGGTACGCAAAGCAAGCGGACGTCCTCTACAACGACACGGGAACGACTACCGAACGTCTGCATTCGGACGCTTTCGTTCCGTGCGGTACCACAGGGTTTCTGGTACCTGTCAATCCTCCACACGGGGCCGTGCTGACCTCGCTCAGTATCGGTCTCAGCTTTCGCGCACACAAGTCAGGTCGTTGGGGAATCTACTTCGACATGGTGGACAGCCTTGCTGCTATGGGTACAAGCGGAGCGCCTTCTACTGACTATGTCGAGGTTGCCCGTGACGAAGATTGGTTGGCCAAGCAGGGTGTGCGTGTAGAGCTCTGGAGATACAACGCCGTCGATTTCGACGTGAGTGAGGCTGACTGGGCTTCTTGGTCGGAACATGAACCAGAGTTCGGCTTCGGGGAGCGCTTAGCTCGATTCACGATCAATCTGTCGGAAGTAGCGACCCCGTCGGATACTGCCAATACGGTTAGGGAGGCGTGGCGACAGCCTAGTTTTCTCGGTGACTATGGTAGGGACGTGTACGTCGGTAAGGAGCACTTTGCGCGACGTTCCTGGAACCTGATCGACACAGCCTTCGGTAGTGGTGATGCACGTGCGCGTGTGGATCGCCGACACTACGCCTACATGGTCGTGGTGCGCTTCTTTGGAGGTATGCGACAGACCCACGCTTCTGTCGACCTTCCCTACGTACGAGGAGATGCGCCGGGGACGGGGTTTGATTCCAGGTGGGAGATCCCTCAGATGATTACGCGCAGGAGCGGTACTTCTGACGGGGAGCCCGTTGAGGGTCAGATCTACGGACACTTCGATGCGGCCTATAATGTCGACGGTCTCGAGAACATGAACACGCCATGGGAAGAGAAGTCATTTCCTCCCCAAGTCAAGTTCCGCGGATTGAGACTCGGATGGATCACAGATCGCGCTGGGGATGGGGGCTGGTAGGGCTAAAGAAAGAGTGCGACGGCTTGAAGTTCAGCCGTCGCACTCCTTCTCTCAATCCTCTTCACAAAGGACGCCGTCGTTGGGACTCTCCTCCGATGTGAAAGATGAGGCCGACCGGGTGCTGACCCGGTCGGCTTCATGGCAATGGAACTCCGAGGCGGACAAGCTGACCGAGAAGGGCCGCGTCCGCCGAGTTGACGTCGAGGTAGACGGAGAGGTTGGTCTCCGCCCACTCGATGAGGTCCTCCGGAGTCATACCCCGGAGGACCTCGATGTCAACCTCGACGGAACGCCCGACCTCGTGGCCCTTCTCTCGGGTCAGTCCGAGACGCGCTTCAGCACGTCCGCGAGGGACTGGTCCTTCTTGTTGATGTCGTTCAGGTAGATGGACTCCACGCCGACGTGGACCTCGTCCAGCCGGCCCTTGAGGCTCTTGAGGGCCTTCGCGTTGCCGGTCTCGTTGGCGTCGACCTTGGCGTCCAGGGCCTTGATGACGTCACCCAGCGCGGCCTGGTTCTTCAGGACCTGCTCGAGGAGCTGGATGACCACGTCGTTGCCGCCGCCGTCCTTCTCGCTCTTCTCGCTCTTCCCCTCCGCCTTGGCCTCGGGCTCGTCGCGACGACCGCGGCCGCGCCCACGCGGGGCCTCGTCCTCGGGCTTCTTCGCCGGCTCCTCGTCCTCGCTGCGCCGCCCGCGACCGCGACCCCGGGGCGTCTCGTCCTCGTCGCCGCCCTTCTTGGTGTCCTCGTCCTTGGAGGCGCGCCCGCGTCCGCGCGGGGCATCTTCCTCCTCGACCTTCGCGCGCCCTCGACCCCGGGGCGCCTCGTCCTCGTCCTTGGCGGAGGAGCGGCCGCGGCCGCGCGGGGTCTCCTCGTCGGCGCCCTTGCCGCCGCCCCCGCCCCCCTTCTTCTTCTCGGCCGCGACCAGGTCGAGCACCTGGTCGTCGTCCAGCTTCTCGATGCCCTTGAAGTGGGGCTTGAGGAGCTCGATGAGCCCGTCGGGATCCATCTGGAAGAGCTTGAGGTCGTTCGGCTTGGCGAGGCCCGCGACAATGGCGAGCTCGCGGAGGTTGGCCTTCTTCACAGTTGCCATGTGCAGTTCCTCTCTGTCGTGTCTTCGTGGGTTTGGTTTCGGAAGCAGCGCGTGCACGCCCAGTCTTTCGAGCACGCGTACTCGGGCAGCCCGCTCACCGGGCAGCCCTTCCTCGTACAGGTTGCAGCAGTCCCTGTCCATGAGCATCTGCGCGGTAACGCGCGTGCAGCGCGGGAGGCGCGAGCATCCCAGACAGGAAGGGCGGTCAGAGCATGTCACGGCTGAAGCCCAGCCAACAGCGCGTGACGATCACGTCTGGGCATCCGTAGGACGTGCACTTGCCAGTGCACCCAGGAAGCTGACTCAGGAGCCTGTTCTTGTAGCGCGCGATGTGACGCTCGATCGCGACTCGGCGCACCTCCAGTGCGTCCGCCGGGAGGGCCTCGTCCTCGAGAATAGCCTCCACGAGTACGTTCTTGGGGAGATCCCGCGAGAGGTTGCCCAATCCGGCTACCCGTGCGACCTGCACGAGCTCGCTGAGGTTCATGCCCTGCAGCGTGTTGAGAAGGCTATCGGCCATGGTGTTCTCGCAGAAACTCGGGTGGTATGCCGTAACGGGTCGGCGACACCTCTTCGAGAACGAGATGGACCGCTGGTGGGTCGTTGTCCCCGCCTACCAGCTTCATCTCGGAGTCCTCCCAGAAGAGCGTGTCGTCGATCCCGAGGGCCTCGGCGAGTGCATCCTGGAGCAACTTACGCCGGTTCATCGTGTCGTTCCGCTTATACGGACTCTTCGCCTGTTCTTTCAGCCAGCCAGCCGTCAGGAGGTCTTCCGCGGGAAAGACGAAGACCGCAGTGAGCGTGTAGACCATCCAGGGGCGGTGCTCGCGGCTGAACCGCTGCACCTCGAAGAAGAGGTCGTCGTTGATGTGCCGCACGACCTCCTTTTTGTAGTTCTCGGCCTCCGTCGTGTACCGGATCACCGCCTTCCGCTTCCCCTTCACGTAGACGTACCCGATGTCGCGGATGCGGTTGTCCGACGGCGGTAGCTTCGGGTAGGAGAAGCAGAAGGTCCTGCCCATTAGTCCTCCTGCCCTCGACGGCCGCGGCGGTTTCGGAACCGGGAGTCGCCCGGGCGGTCCCCGCCCTCGGGGATGCGGCCCACGCTCCCGCCCCGGAACCCCATCTCGAGTTCCATGCGCTTCGTCTCGATGATGCGCGAGATGAACTTCACATCGCGCGAAGCCGCCTCAGCGAGTGTCGAGAGGAGCTCGCAGTAGGTCTTGGCCTCGATGTAGGAGGCGTTGGCTTCGATGTAGCGGACGTCAAGGATGGCCAGGTCGGCCTTGTCCTGCGCGGTCCCGAGCTTCGACTTCCTCACCGCAGCGAGGACGAGGTCGAGCTTCTCCTTCGCGGAGAGCATCTCTGCGCGCGACAGGACCACCTGACCCGTGACGTAGTCCGTGTAGGCCACCTGCAGGGCGTAGTACTCCCCGATGGCGGTCGGCTGCATCCCCGGCAGGTTGAGGGGCACGCGCCCGTCGTACGTCCTGCCGTCGTCGCGCTTGGGTGGCGCGTCTCGGAGCTTGAGTCCGGTCTTGTTGAAGCGCTCGAGCGCCAGCGACTCCGCCTGGTCGTAGCGGTCCAGGCCCTCGTCGAGACCCATCGTCATCGGGTCGCTGCTGTCGTCGTGGTCCCTTCGTGCCACCCTCACCTCCCTCCCTGGACCGTGAATGCCTTGCCCGCGCTCTTCTTGATACGCTGGGGGCACACGTACCCGTAGGGACACTCCGCGCACTCGGCCGGTGTAGCATCCGCGATCGGGGGTTCGTCGTTGTCGAGGGCCTCCTGCACGCGCTCCCCCTTGGTCCGCACCCAGCGGCGGAAGACGGAGGGGTCGTACACCTCGACGTACTCCTTGATGTCGTGCGGCCACTGCTTGGAGATGTAGAGGTAGACGATCACTGGGGCATCCAGGGCGGTGGCGTACAGGCCGGTGGCCTGGATGCGGTGGTCGGGCTTGGGCTCCTTCAGCCCCTCGAACTCCGAGCCCATGCTCTTGATCTCAACCACGACCCTCACGCTTGGGAGCGTGAGGAGCCCGTCGGTGTTGCCGGCGATCAGCGTTCCGATCTCGATGCGCTTCTCGGGCTCGAACGCGTCACCGAAGTCCTCCGACAGGATCGCCTGCGTGAGGTCGTGCATCGCGTGCCCGATGGCGAAGGTGAAGACCAGCGGCGGCTTGAACTGAGGCTTCGGCGCGTACTCGCCCGTCACGTCGTAGTAGAGCCGGAGGACGCAGCTGTCCGCCGAGGACGGGTGGATCACCCCCACCGACCTCGGTGGCTTCCGCCGGTGCTTCCCGGTCCCCCTGCAGTGGTGGCAGTCGCGCTCCTCCGCGGCGTCTGCCTCGATACGAGCCAGGTACTCGGCCTTCGTCAGCCCCACTTCGCTCGCGCGTCGCTTGAGCCCCGCGAGGACGCGGGCTCGTAGGTCCAGCGACTCCGTCACCTCCTTGAGCTCGCGGTCGGAGGCATTCTTGATGTCGTCCGTGCTGTGCAGGATCACTCGATCTCCTTCTGGTAGGAGCGAAGAAGTTGTTCAAACCACCCGCGGGGTACAACGACGAACTGCTCGTTCAGGTTGTCCTCGAAGGCGATGCTCATGACGGGGATCTCGTCCCCCTGGGCCGCCGCAGCGATCTTGCGTAAGTCGGCCCGCTTCAGGACGTATGACGTCTTTCCCGTGGTCTTGTCCTCCTCGCGGAGCAGTCCACGCACCTTCACATCGCCCTTGTCTCTCCCCGCGCCCGAGTTCGCGGTGACCCGGCCGCCGACGCTGCGCGCGTTGAAGCGCTCCTGTCGGTCAGACCGACTCCGCGTGGTCGGTTCGGCAGACCGGCGCGTCTGCTCCTGGGTCGAGAAGGCGTCGAACTCGCGCTCGCAGTCGCGGCAGCAGAGCGAGCTCGCGGAGACTGGGCTTTCGCGCAGTCTCCGCGAGCCGCAGAACGGACAGACCCTCGAGGGCATGGGCTTCAGAAGGCCTGCGCCACGCCGTGGAAGCGGTACAGCGCCTCGATCAGCTCGTCCTCGATGCCAGCGAGTCCGATGGTCGCCGCCGCCTTATCCTTGCCGTTGCCCAGGACCAGGCCGCTGTACGAGTAGGAGTTCGCGTTCTTGTCGATGATGTCCGCGTCCACGCACAGGCGCAGCAGGAGCTCGCCCATGTCGATGTCGCCGCGCCCGAACACGTAGTTGTACTGCCCGGTGTGCCCCTCGTGACCGCCCGCCTTCTGCTTGGTGATCTCCCACCTGATCGTCTTGCCGATGCGCTCCTTGTCCTCGTCACTCCCGCGAGTGACCCAGCCGGTGCGCGCGATCTCGACCGTGAGGAAGCGTGCGTGCTTGAGCGCCCACCCACCGCTCTCGTGCGTCTGCTTCTCGAAGGGCTGCGCCTTCATCTTGTCGCGGACCTGGTTGATGCCGACGAAGCAGGTGAGGTTCGGGTTCCCCTTACCGTCCGCGCTGAAGGCCGCCGTGAGCTTGCGCATCAGCTTCGTGTTGAGCCCCGCGGGACCGCCTACGCGGCTGTCCTTGTCGAAGCCCTGCTCCTCCTCGGCGTCGGTCAGGATGGCGCCGAACGAGTCGAGCGCGACGATGTTGAAGTCGCCGCTGCCCACGAGCTCCACTGCGATCTCGAAGGACTCCTCGGCCGTGCTGGGCGGCACGACCACGAAGGTGCCGATCTGCTCCTGCATCGCGGCACGCTCGTCCGCGGTGAGCGACGGTTTCCGCAGCCTCAGGCGGCGCTCGTTCTCCTTCTCGATCTCCGCCCCGGAGAGTGCGACCTTCACGCCACAGAGCTGCCCCTGCGTCTTGTCGTAGGGCAGCTCGGTACCGATGACCGCGATCGCGCAGTCCGCCCCGTAGAGACGCTGCTGGTTGCGGATGAGACGGTTGAGGAGGAAGTTCTTCCCCTCGCCCGGCTTGCCCACGAGCATCGTCATGCCGCCGGCAGGGGCACCTCCCCCGGTTCGAATGTCTAGGTCTGGGATGCCGAAGGGCAGGCGGCGCATCGCCCACGGCATCGTGTACTCGTCGCCCATCATCACGTGACCGGGGTACTTCCCCTTGAGCGTGGCGACGAGGCTGCGGAGCCGCGTCTCCTTCTCGGACATCGGCGCCGGCAGCACGGGCCCGTCAGCGTCGGTGGTCTTGCGTCGCGCCATCCCTCTTCTCCCACGGCTCGGTGCCGCACTGGGGGCAGTGCGGGGTGAGTCCGTTGTAGTTGACCTTGTTGGAGCCGCACTGGGGGCAGGGGCGCCCCTTCAGGTTGGCGATCTTCTCGTTCTCGTCGTCGAGGACGACACCGTACTTGTCCACACGAACCTCCTGCGGCGTGTGAGTACACTAACCCGATCGGAGCACGTCCGTGAGCTTTCGACGCAAGGACCTTACCGGACGGATCGACAGGATGATCCTCGGTACTGGTGCGTAGGAGGTCTCTTGCGGATCCAGGAGTCCCGGCCCCTTCTTCTTGACGGCGCGGCGGTAGGTACGCACCGACGGTACGACGCGGAAGAGGCCGCGGAACACGACCTCCCCCTGCTGCAGGAGCTCGCCCTCGACAAGCTGCTCGAGCTCGTCGAGGACGTGCGCCACCACGCCCGGGTGGTAGCCCGTGCGCTTCGCGATGGCGTCGCGCATCTTGGCCCGGGTCAGCATCTACTTGTCGTCGGCGCGTTCGAGCACCCGGCGCTCTTCTTCCAGGTCGCGCTGGTCGAAGCGAACACCGTCGTACTTCTCCGGGAAGCGCACACGCAGCTTCGCGATGTTCCGCCGCATCACCTGCAGGGGGTCGATCTCGACGGCCTCGCAGAGCGTGCACGCCTCGTCGTACACGTCGAACAGGCGCTGCGCGACGTCCTCCGGCTTCGGCGGCTTGGCGTGGATCGCGTCCCGGCGGACCAGGTCGCCCCACTCGCAGATGGCCGCGATGAGCGGCTCCCCGGTGCGCGCCTCGTTCCGCATGAACGACGTCGAGGGTGCGCGTGCGGGCATGCTGGTGAACCCGCATGCCCGCATCGCGACGGCCCAGTACCAGAAGACGTCGCCGACCTCCTCGGCGACGTTCACCCAGTCGCACTTCCGCAGGGCGGCCTGCAGCTCCACGATCTCGGTCATCATCCCGAGCGCGCTGTGGAGCAGGCGCATCTTCAACTCGCCGGTGATGCCGGGGAAGCTCGCGAGGGCGAACCTGTGGTCGCCGGATACGTACACCTCCTGCCTCACCTCGAAGTGCGGTACCTTCTCGGTCCGCACGGCCGCGTCGATGTACTCGACGGTATCGCTGTTGATCACGGCTTCTCCTCGGGAGGGGTGTAGGGGACGTAGTTGTCGCGGTAGGACCGCGGGTCCGGACCGCGGCCACACAGGTGCTCGAACATCTGCTCGTACCAACGAGCCTTCATCTCGTCCTCGTCCGCCGGACCCTTCAGCCCCTTGCGGTCGCGGTACTTGAAGGCACAGGATGCGCAGTGGACCGCGAACGCGGCGTCCGCCACGCTGCAGCCCGTGGCCAGGGCGTCCGCGAGCCAGTCACTGGCCTGATCACGGATGCGGTCGATCGTCTCCCGCCCGGCGGCGCTGTAGCGCGTCGGCGCCACGTTGAAGCCGGTGTTGTCGTCGCCGCTCGCCGGGCTTCCGACGCGAACGAACGCCTCACCCGCGTTCTGCGAGATGACCTGCTGCGGCACCGCAGGCTGCTTGAAGTCCTCGAAGGACTCCATCCCCTCCCACGTGTGGACCCGGGCCCGCTTCTTTCCCGTCGGGGTCGGCGTGTCCCCGACGTAGACGATCTCCTGCTCCTGCTGGAGGCGCATGGAGTCGGAGGGGAGGCGGACCTCCACCTCCTCTTCCTTCGCGGGGTCCAGGTGCTTCAACGTGAAGCAGAGCCGCACGTTCTTGATGCCGGTGCGTGCGTCGCCGCTCATCATCATCTCGTCCGCGAACCCCTCGTACGGAGCCCACTCCTTGTGCTCTGCCATCATCCCTTCCCTTCGCCCCAGTTCGGGGCGTCCTTGACGTCCACGAGGATGGGGACCCGCATGTTGAACGGGTTCTCCATCAGCTTCTTGATCCTCGACTTCGCCGAGGCCACGACCTCTGGGATGTCCGGGACCTCCCAGATCAGCTCGTCGTGCACCTGCATGAGCATGCGCGCTCCGAGCTGGCGCAACTCCACGTCGCCCTCGCACCGGTCCATGGCCTCATTGCAGATGTCCGCCGCGGAGCCCTGGATGCGGCTGTTCGGCGCCTGCCGCTCCGCCTGGGCCTTGCGCTGCCTGTCGTTCGAGATAATGTCCGGTAGGCGGCGCGGATGTCCGAGCACCGTGTAGACCACCAGGTCCTGCTCGCACTGGCCCCGCGTCTCCTCGATGAAGCGACCGACTCCTGGGAAGATCTCCCAGAGGTAGCGGTCGATCAGGTCCTGCGCCTCCGGGCAGGTGTCGCGAGGGGGCTGACCCTTCTTGCCCGGACGCTTCACGATGGGCAGGCCGAGCTGCATGCCCAGTTTCAGCGCGCCGATGCCGTACACGATACCGAAGCCGGTACCCTTGAGCGCCTTTCGGGCGTCAACGAGCAGCTCCTCGCGTGCGGTCAGCTTGTAGCCCTCCTTGTCCTCAGCGTCCTTGGCGGCCTTGGCCTCCTCGTACGTGATGCCCTTCGGCAGCCCGGCGGCGCCCAGCATGGAGGCGAGCGCCACGGTCTTGCAGTGCAGGTCCTGCTTCGACCGAATCGCCTCGATCATCGCGTCGTCCTTACTGAAGTGCGCGAGGATGCACATCTCCAGCTGCTTGAAGTCGGCGACGATCAGCCGCATCGGGAAGTCCGGATCGAGGTCCGGAGGCTCGACGTTCCGCAAGTGCGGCAGGCAGATGTCCGGAGACACGTCGCCCCAGCGCCCGGCGATGAACAGCCGGCGGATGAGCTTGCCCCACTTGCCCTTCGCCGGGATGTTCTGGAGGTTCGGGTCGTTCGACGAGAGTCGCCAGGTACGCGCGCCGCCGGCGTTCAGCGAGGTGTGGATGCGCTGGAGGCGGTCGACCCACTGGGGCAGCCCCTCCATGTAGTCGCTGGCGAGCTTGCGGAACTGCCGGTGCTCGCGGATGAGGATCGACAGCGGGTGTCCCTTGCCCGCGAGCTCCTCCAGCACCTCCTTGTCGGTGCTGGGCGTCTTGTTGGCGGCCGTCGAGCCCTTCGTGTACTTCTTGGGCGGGTCCCCGAACGGGTCGAACCAGCGCCCCTGGGAGTCCTGCTCGAACAGCTTCGAGAGCAGCTGGTCCGTGCTGCGTGGGTTGAACGACAGGTCCCCCGTCTCCTTCACGATCGCGCGCTCGATGCGGTCCAGCTCCTTCTGCATGTCCACGGCGTACGCGTGGGTCTGCTCGACGTCGATCCTGAAGCCTCGACGTTCGAGGTTCCAGAGGATCTGGGAGAAGCGGGTGCGTCGCTCCTCGTAGTGGTCGAGCAGGTAGACGGGGTCTGCCCTCCCGGCGGCCACATCTTCCGTGATCATCGCCATGTCCTCACCGGCGAGGAGCTCGCGCATGCGATCGACCAGCTGGTGTGAACCCCAGGCGTCGAGGCTGGCGTAGTCGGCGGTGCTCTCCCGCAGCATCTCGACAGGGTCCCCAGAGATGCCGGTCTGCGCGAGCAGGTGGTCGTGCACGCGCTGGGTCACCTCGCGCAGGTTGTCGTCGTCCTCCGTGAGCGGAACGAGGGCCTTCCGCTCCTTCGAGGGCCACTCACCCGCATTGCCCAGCAGCTCCATGAACTCGGAGACGTAACGGTGGGCACCCGAGTGCGACTCGACGAGTCCGTGCTCCTCGGCGATGCTGACGACCTGCCGTGGCGTGAGCGTGCACGTCCGCGCCTTCAGTGACAGGTGGAGGCGCTTCAGGTCGTTGAGCACCGCGGGGTCGCCCTCGACTCGCTTCAGGCGGAGGAGGACATCACGGGCCCACGCCTGCGCCGCCGCGCGCTCGCCCTCGTAGTCGTTCAGCTCGAGGATGTCGTGGATCTCGCACAGGGTCCGGACTTCTTCGTCCTTACCGCCGGCGCTTCCGAACACCTCCTTGAACGGGGTCATGCGGAGGCCGAGGTACTCGTGCGCGCACGACTTCAAGCCGTGGTTGCCCTGGCGGTTCTCGTCGATGCAGAAGTCCATGTCGATGGTATCGACGATGTGCCCGCGCAGGCGGATGCCGTGGTTGGCGAGCAGGTGTTGGTCGTACTGCGAGTTCGACAGGCGCTTCTCGATGGACTCGTCCTCGAGCAGCTCTGCGAACACGGGCAGCAGTCGGACGGGAGCGCAGATGCGCGCCTCCCTGACTGCGAGCGAAAAGAATCGGATGCGGTCGCGCACGATGTCGAGCCCAGTGGTCTCGGTGTCAACACCGAGCCCCTGGTAGCGGCCTTCGCTCTCGAAGAGCGCACGCCACTGCTGGGCTTCCCGTACTGTGGAGGTGTACACAGGCACCGGGGTGCGCACGATGCGAAAGCTCATGCGGTCTTACCTCGTGGAAGTGTGGGGCTTATGGCACGCGCAGGGGCGTGGTGCATGTCACACCACGCCCCTGCGGCTCACCTACTCGCGGACGCGGCGCCGGCGCGGCGGCTCGTCGTCCTCGTCACGGCCGCGGCCGCGCGGCTCGTCCTCGGGCACGTCCTCGTCATCACGGTCACGGCCCCGACCGCGCGGCGCGTCCTCGTAGTCGTGGTTCCGTCCACGACCCCGCGGCTCCTCGTCCTCCTCGGACTTGCCGCCGTAGCGCTTGTACTTGCCCGGTCCCGCGGTGCTCGGGAACGGGTTCTTACACCCGAGCTTGTCCGCAATCCAGTCGTTGTCGTGGGGCGCATGGACCTTCTCGAAGTCCCACTGCGCCAGGGCGTTCTTGCGGATGTCCCCGTCCTCGGTGAACACCCAGTTCCCGGTTCCCTCGTCGAGCTTCGGGAAGTACTCCTTGCCGTCCTTCTCCCACTCGATCATGTACTCTCCGTTCGGGAGCTGGTACTGGTCGAGCGGCGTGATCTTCTTGATCACGATGTGGGAGTTGGTACCCTCACCCTCCTTGCGGATGGTGGCCACGACGTCGAAGGCCGTCAGCGGCTCCGGTCGCTTGCACCTGTTGCAGGAGTTCTCGGGCACGGGGATGCCTACGTGCTTGCACTTCTTGCAGCGGCTGCGCTCGACGGCGAAGGCCGCGATCTCCTTGCGGCCCATGTCGTCCTTCTCGACGTCGGCGAGCTCGGCGCCGCACTTCTCGCAGAAGAACGCCACCGGGCTGAGGTCACCGCCGCAGCGGCAGAACTTCCCGGCCTGCTCGTCGATCGCCGAGAGCTCGTCCCGGTGCCCGGAGCCGAGCTCGACGTATTTCTTCTGGAAGAAGCGGACGGTGCCCTCCTCGACGTACCGGTCGAGGTCCTTGAGGATGCGGTTGCGGTCGCTGGGCTTCTCGACCAGCTCCCAGACCAGCACGGGCTTGCCGCGCTTCTCGCCCTCCTCGTACTTCACGGTACGCCCGTCGCGCACGAGCGGGACCCGCTCGTAGAGGCCGAAGTGCAGGAGGCCGAAGGAGAAGGTGTTCTTGATGCTGATGCGCCCGTCGCCCTCGGCCTGGCGCTTGCAGTGCAGGCAATCCTTCTCGCCCGCGTCGATGTTGCACCGGCCGGTGTAGTAGGAGCCCTTGCCCTGGGGCTTGAGCTTCACCCCGTGCATCTTGCAGGTGTGGAAGTGGGCCAGGCCGACCTCGCCGGTCTCCTCGTCCACGTCCGCGGGATTCGGGTAGGCGCCGCGGGTGAGGAGTATGTCCTCGAAGTCGGCCTTGGGGATATCGTAGCGGTCCCGCCAGCTCCCCACCCAGCCATTGCCCTTGCCCTTCTGCTCACGGTTGATCACCGAGCGGCGCAGGCCGCTCACACGTTGAGTACTCATGGTACAGATGTCTCCACTGACGCATTGTTAGAGGCCGCCCGAGTGCCTCGTCGATTTCGGTCTTATTCAAGTCGTCGGGTTGCAACTTGAGTTCTGGACAGGGATAGCGCATGACCGTTACGTCCATCCCACGGAGCCTATAACCGATCTTGGACGTTCCTATACGCCCCCAACGGTCATTATCGAGGCATAGAACCACGTTTGTTCCGAGACGCTCCAGGAACATTTGCTGCGTGTCGCTCATGCTCGTGCCCATCAGCGCCACCGTGTTGTAGTAGCCCTGCTGCACCAGCCAGAGGCACGCCTTGTAGCCCTCTGCGACGTAGATCGGACCAGGATCTTCCTGGCGGTGGTAGATGCCGGGGTAGACCTTCTCCCACCGCCAGAAGAAGCGCCTGTTGTTGATATGGTAGTTCTTGAATCCCATCTCCACGAGCTCCCGCTCGTAGACGCGGTATTTTCCACCTCCTCCAGGGTCGTTGGGTTTGCCGATGATCCCTGCGAGCGTACCGTGTAGGTCCCGCAAGACGTAGGTCGTCCGGCCTCGTTCGACGTCCACTCCGACGTCGTTGTCGACGAGCACTGTCTCCTTGAACCCCGCATCCACCAGCTCCGACGGGACGTACTCAAAGAGACCGAGGATCTTCTCCGGTAGGGGGTAGCTGGTGATGAAGATGCCCCCACTCGAGATGCTGGTACGTTTCTTCTGGCTCGGTGCCACCAGGAACGGGCGTACCCGCTCCATGGTCCGGTCGATGTAGCTGTCCGACTTCTTGAGGCGCTTCAACAGTTGCGGAAGGCCACCGGCCCCGCAACCCGCGAAACAGTGCCACTGGCCGGTCTCCTCATTGAAGCTGAAGGAGGGTGATGAACGCCCCGGCTCCTCGCCGTGGATCGGACAGAACCCGATCCAGTTGCCCCCTGCTCCCTGTCGAAGCCCCGCAACGAATGTCGACGCGACTGAGATGACCGGCCCGCTGTTCTGGGCCTGTGCTGCCATGTTGTTCAGTCCCTGAGTCTGGTTGACACTCTCTTGCGCGTACCGGACTTGTTCCGGAAGCGGTCCGAGGGCGCAGCACTTCCCTCGCCGCTGCCACCGCCAGCGCCTCCCGAGGCGCGCTCCTCCTCCTCGTCGCTCGACATCTTGTCTTCCAGGAAGGCGGCGACATCCACCGTGCCCTGGAGTAGGGAGAAGTCCTTCCCGGGGTGCGCGTTGATGACGAAGGGGTTGAGCACCGCGTCACGCGTACCTGGGAACGTGAACATGATCTTGGGCTTCCCGGTCGCGAGGTTGCGCGCCTTGAAGACCCGCATCAGCAGGTCGGTGTCCTGCCCGATGGCGTCGGCGTACCCGACCTCGTCCGTGTCGTCGCCCATGGTCTTGGACGCTCCGCGGTTCGCCTGGGTCGTGCCGACCACGGGCACCTGAAGCGCCTGCGCCATCGCCTTCAGGTCCGACGAGATGTTCGAGATCTGCTTCCATTCCCGGCTGCGCTGGTTCGTGCGCCCATCGCGCATCAGGTAGAACCCGTCGACGATGATGAGGTCGGCTCCGAAGCGCTCCGCCTCCGCCGAGATGAGGTCGACCGTCGCACCCTTCGACCCGCTGCTCAGCTTCCGGTCGCTGAGGAAGGTCATGGCCGCCTTCTTCCCGCCCTCTCGCGCGCCGGACTTCTCCCAGTCCTCCAGGCCCTCCAGGGTGTCGAAGAACCGGCGCTCGTCCTGCGCGGAGAGGGTGCCACTCTTCACCTCCTCGTAGTCGACCTCGGCGATGATGGCTGCCGCACGCCGGACGAGGATCTTGTCAGCCATCTCCTTCGAGTACACGAGCACCCTGTACCCGGCCATGTAGGCGTAGACCGCGATGGCCAGCGCCACCCAGGTCTTCATCTGCTTCGGCCGTGCGTAGATGACGATGAAGTCCTCGTTCTGCATCCCCGCAGTCGCCTTGTTGAGGGGCGCCCAAGGGAAGGGGATGCCAGTGATCCCACCAGCCTCCTGCATCCTGTCGTAGTCCTCACGCAGGAGCTTGGCGGCGGTCGACATCATGAGGTGCTTGCTGGAGCTGCCCTGCAAGCCCAACTCACGTAGTTGGGGAAGGTATGCGCCGAGGATGACCTGCGGGTCCTCCCCCTCGTCGAGCAGGCTGTCCACCTCCTCGACCAGTGTGCGGATCTCGGCCTTCACGTTGTTGTCGATCACCTCCTTCATCAGGGCCTCGATCGGGTCCCTGGAGGGGTGGTAGTCGAACTCGGGGAAGACGCGCCGGACCCTCTCCAGGCTCGGGACGACACCAGGGGCCCGCGGGTCCGAGAAGGCCGCGGTGAGCCAGCGGTACATCTCCCGCGCCTCTTCCGTCTGCAGGTACGCCGCGTTGAACCCGGACCGCCGAAGTGACGAGAGGTCCCCATCCCGGATAATGTTCGAGATGAGGGTCAGTTCCGCATTCGGCATTCAGAGCTCCGTGTCGTCATCGACGTTCTGCGTGGGCGTCCCATCCTCGCTGGCGGCGGCCAAGGGAGAGACTTCGGTGGTGGCCAGACCGACGATGCCCATCATGTGCACGGCAACCTCGTGCATGAGGCCGGTCATGTCGTCCACCATCTCCTGGGGAAGCGAGATTAGGGTCTCCTGGTCTCGAGCCAGCACGTCGACCTGCTTCAACGTCTCGTTCACCACCACGACGTTGTAGCGGACGACGAACCCGGCTCCGTGCTGGGCCGGCGGGGTGAGCACGCCCGTCACCTGGACCTCGACGCGTACACCCGCGCGCATGCTACCGCTTCCGCCGGCCGAGGGCGGCCTGGTAGAGCGCCTCGGCGACCTTCACGGCGTCCTCGGTGTACTGGGACGCCAGAGCCGCGGCGATGTCGGACGCGCGCTCCACGTCTTCCTCCGACTGGTTGACCGTCAGCGAGACGGTGCAGTGCGCGCCGAAGCCGGCGCCGAAGTCCTTGTCGCTCAGGTCGAAGGAGCAGGTCACGCGGGCCTGTCCATCGCCGACCAGAGCAGCCAGCCTATCACGTGGCATGGGCACGTCCTCCTCGGTGATGTTCTTGTCGAAATAGCGGCGTTCCTCGCCGTGCACTACCGTGTAGTGCACGGCGCCCAGCATGACCACGGCGGCGCCTACTTGAGCTCGGGCGGGAGGACCACCGACGCGGTGCCGGTCTTGGTCTTCAGGTAGGTCTCGTACCGGATCCGCTGCTTCGTGGGGAGGCGCGCGATCTGGTGCGGCTCCACCTTGTACTTGAGAACACCGAGCTTGAGGAGCTCGTCGATCTCGCCCACCTCGATGGCCCGGTCGATGAGACCGAGGTCGTCGACCTCGGTCGTGGTACTCGCCGACTTCACCTCGATGGCGTGCCCATTGATCATGTGCAGACCCTTGCCCATCGGGCGGATGGCCTTCTTGACATCCTCCTGCAGCCCGGGGAGCTCGGTCTCGGCCTCTTCCAGCTCCCGGATCACGTCCGGCATCTGCTCGCGGAGCGCCGCCTTGATGGTGATGATGGTGTTCTTCCGGCTCTCGAGGGCGGCGACCGCTCGCTCCAGCAGGTAGAGGCCGTCGGCGGGCTCGTCGTTCTCGCTATTGCTGCGGCTCATCTCTTCTCCAGGAAGGAACGCCCGTAGGCGTTCCGGTGTAGGTTGTCGACCAGGTGCAACCCGTTCTTCAGGTCGCAGATGGTCTGGTAAGTCTTGCCCTTCTTGCTCTTGACCAGCTTCTGGTCTCCCTCGCGCAGGAGGTACGACGGAAGCAGGATGACGAGCATTGGGTAGCGGACGGGCGTACCCGTCACGGGACTGGGGATGCTGATGTCGTAGATCGTGCCGCGCTTGTCCGTGATGGCCACCGCCTTCCCCAGGAGGGCTGTGGCCGCGGTCTTGCCGGCAGCGATGATCAGGAGCGGGTCCACGGCGTAGATGGTTCGGTGCAGCCGGTCGAGGCACTCCTTGACCTCGGCCGTCGTAGGGGTGCGGTTCTCCTCGGGTCGACACAGGACCGCGTTGGTCCAGAAGATGTACCGATCGAGGTAGTCGCGGAGCTTCATGAAGAACAGGGAGTCCTCCTGGATCTGTGAGAGGTTGTTGAGCTCGTCATCTTCCGGCCACGCCTTCCGCAGCATGTCCATGAGGAGCTGCCCCGACTCCCCGAGGAAGGCGGCGCCCTCCTCGTCCTCCAACGCGCCCGGCGCCTCGCCGATCATGACGATCGGCGCCGTGCTGCTCCCGCTCCCGAACACGACCTGGGTCCGGGAATCTTTGAGATACGTGCACCGCTCGCACGCGTCGTACTCGTCCGAGAGGTCCTCGAGGGCCTTCCTGCCGCAGGTCTCGAACGGCATGTCAGCGCCTCGGTCCCATTCCCGGCAGGAGCAGCCCGGTGCTCCCCGTCATGACGCGGTCGATCTCGACCATGCTCCTGCACTGGCTGAGGTCGAGGTAGGCGTCGACGCGGACCACGACCTTCGTGGGCTTCTCGAACGGCCCGATCGGCAGCGGGACCACCGTCATCTCGAGGTCCTCGCCCGCACGTGGCCGGTGCTGGATGACGATCTCGTACGCGTCCTTGAGCGCGACGTAGCCCTCCTCCGCTGCGAGCGGGGTGTGCGCCTCGCGGTCGAGCTTGCCAACGTAGTAGTACCTGTCGGACCGGACTCCGACGAGGCCGGCTACGCCTTCCACGTACGGAGGGCCTTGGAGTGTTTGCTGTCCCATGTGTCTCCTTTGATTTTCCAGCCAGAGGTTCGGCACCATTTCAGGACGGACCGGAGCATTCCGAAGCTCTGCTTGACGCCGCGGTCGGAGAAGATGTCTACGACCGGGTCGAGCTTGCCGCGGAGCGGTCGGAGCACGCGCCCCACCGCCTGCACCCACTCAGTGGGTGCGTAAGAGTCGACCGCGAGCGGGGTGGTCATGACCAGTGCGCTGAGCGCGGGGCGGTTGTAGTTCTCCTTGCCGACGTGCAGGGTCGCGACCACTACGTCGTAATCGTTCAGCTGACGTAGACGCTCCTGTGCGTCCTTCTCGTCGCCGGTGATCCCGCCGCACCGGATACCCTCATCCGTGATCAGTCCGACGAGGGTGAAGACGTGGGCCTTCGAGTGGCTCAGGACGTACACCTTGTGCCCTTCACGAGTTCTTCTGACCACGACGTCCACGATCTTGCGGTTCCGCTGGTCGTCCGCCGCCAGCTTCCCGCGCAGCTTCGAGACGTTCGGCATGCCCTTCACGTCGCAGATGTCCGGGTCGTCCTCGGCTATCACCGTATCCGTCTCGTGCAGCCAGACCGTTGGCACGAGCGAGTCATCGGACGGGTCGTCGTAGAGCACCGGGCCTATGTGGTAGAGCACGATGCCCTCGCAGCGGTCCCGTCGCTTCAGCGTTGCGGTCAGCCCGAGACGCTGACCGTTCGTCAGGTCGGACCCGCGGGCGAACCACTCTGCGGCCTGGTGGTGCACCTCGTCGTAGATGGTGAGCCCGTAGTACGAGTGGAAGTCGTGCGGGAGCTTGCCGGCCTCCGCGCGCTTCACCAGCGTCTGGATGGTGGAGAACACCACGTCTCGCCGATAATCCAGCCGGTCTCCGAGCACCCAACCGACCTCTCCATCCATGTGGAAGAGCTCGCGAAGCTCGCGCTCCCAGTTCCGCAGGTGCGCCTCCTGGGCAGAGACCACGAGTACGGGCGCGCCGATCTCGCAGGCGTAGCGGAGCCCCAGCACGGTCTTCCCCTTCCCGGTGTCGAGGCGTAGGACGCCGTCCTGGCCATCCGCGGCGGCCTGCTGCAGCGCAGCCCACGCCGGGATCTGGTTAGGTCTGAACGCGAAGGAGTCCCGCACACGCAGGGTGCTGGCGCGGAAGGTCTGGGGCCGGAGATCGACTACCGAGTCGACCCCCAGCCGAGGCAGGTCCACTCGCCGCACGTAGTTGCGCGGTACCTCCAGGTGGTGCGGGTGCCGCCGTACCAGGATCCTGGGCTCCATCCCGGCCTCGATCCCGAAGGTGAGGGCGCGCACGATCGGCGCCTCCGTTACGGCACTCCGCGGCAAGAACAGCGACGCGCCGATGTAGGCCACGTCTGGATCAAGAATGGGCAGGCGGAGCCGCATCGTCAATCTTCCTCCTCCTCGTCCTCGTCGCGGTGCCGAGTGCTGCGCTTCGGCTTCCGTGCCCGTTCCTCGAAGACGTGCTTGAAGGGATCCCGGTAGGGCGCGCGCGGGATCTGGTCCATCGCGAAGATACCCTCGACCATGCCTGCGCGGATCCCTGCCAGGGCCCCGTTGAACATCAACGCCTCGAAGAAACCCAGCGCCTCGTCGTTCCGCTCCACGAAGCTCTCCGGGTCCGGCGTGACTGCGATGCTGTTCCCCGGGCCCTTTCGTCCGGCGGAGCGGCGGTCATCCCTGTCGTCCCGATCGTCTCGCCGACTATCCCGCTCCCGCTTGTCCCGCAGGTTGTTCTTGACGATGACGGCGCACGTCGCCTGCCAGCGGCAGTTGCGGCAGATGCGGTCGTTCTCGTCGTGTTCTCGTTCATCTCCGAAGCAACTGGGCCTGCGGAGCGTGTTTTCTTCATAGCGAGCCACTTAGTGCCCTCCTGGTTCGACTCTCTTATGCCGGGGTATGTTACGGTCTGCACATCGACCCCTTCCGTCGAGGTAGAGATGCGTGTTCTCGATGTTGCCGACGACTTCGGCGCCTTCCTCAAGGCGGCCATGCCGGTCATGCAGATGGGGCTGGTCAAGACCGCCGCCTGGCGTGAGCCCAGCGCGCTCCGACCTCGGGACGGTGCGCTCATCCTCATCGACACCGACGGCAAGGAGTACGTGAAGTACGCGTGCTTCGATCCCGGGAATACGGCGGTCTCCATGCTCTACCTCGAGCACGCGCGACCGCACCTCAACCCGGCCGCCATCAAGGTCGCGGCCACCACCCTCGCCGCGGCCGCGCAGGACTGGGGGCTCCCCGTACCCTCCGAGATCGCGAAGATGGCCAGCATTGAGCTGAGCCCGGAGGACCAGCGCCACGTCGTCGATGCACGGCGCGTGCATTACCACCCGCCGAAGGTGGCGGCCGCTCCGCGGAAGTCGGAGGGGCCGTTCGCGAAGCTCGCTGGCGCGAAGCTGCAGTGGGCCGACATGGACCCGTTCGCGCGGCGCGAGGTTGCGTTGGAGCTCACCAAGGCGGCGTCGGCCGTCCCGCTCTCGATCCCGGACCACTTCTACCGGTACGCCGGTGAGCGTCTCAGCGGGAAGTTCGCGTCCTACATGCGCGAGCGGCTCGACTATGTGAGCGACCCCGAGGTGGCCGAGGGGTACCAGACCTTGGCCAAGATCGCCGAGGCATGCACGCCCGACTCCGTCGTGCAGTCGCTGTACGCGCTCGACGAGCTCGCAGGGCTGCGCTGGGGCGGCGGAGACCGCTACGGCGAGAAGCTGGCTGACCCCGTGCGGTGCGTCTACGACTGCAACAAGATCGCCAGCTTCTCGTGGAACCACGGGGCCGAGGCCACCAACGAGAACGAGCTCTACGACATGGTTCACGACCCGCGCCGCCTGATGCGGCTCAAGGGCACCTTCACGGACGAGCTGTGTGCCCGCATCGAGAAGGACCCGGTCGGTACGTTCAAGGCCATGCCCCACGAGCAGAAGGTGATCCTGTCGCGCATGGCTCGCGAGGTGTAGGCATGCCGACGCTCGAGGCCCTACTTGGAGATCGAACTACATCTCCGCTGGCCCTTATGCGCGGTCTCACTGCGCGTTTCGGGCTTGACTGGCTGACCTGGGAGCCGGACGCCCTCCAGATGACCCTGGAGCGCGAGCTCGGCGTGCAGGTCCTGCCGGCCGTGATGAGCCTGGCCCTGGCCGGGGCCGCCGTCGCGCAGCACGACATGTTCTGGCAGAACTGGGAGCACTTCCACTTCCTGACCCAGGCGCTCAACGGGCAGGTCCCCGACTTCAAGAACCACCAGGAGCTCTCCGTCGGGCAGATGATGCGCGCCGTTCGCGTGGCGGAGCAGATCCGTGAGGACCTCGGAGGCCTGTCGTCGCAGGTCCCCTTCTCGGAGGAGGTCGCGCGGTACGTCGCTACGCAGGCGCTGCAGGCGGGTGTCTGGTACCTGCCTCCGCCCCTCGACTTCGCGACGCGCCATGCGAGCGGACTGCGCTACCGGTGTAAGGACTGCGGCACGGTCTCCGAGGTGCTGGTGGACGACGGCATGTGCGACGTCTGCGTCGACCGCTTCAACACCAGCAGGCTCGGTGCCTGGCGCCCGGATCCAGAACGACTCGCGAAGGGCTGGGGGAGCAACATCGAGTACTTCGAGGCGAACCCCACGGCCCCAGTCGCGAAGCGCCTGAAGGAGTTGACCGAGCACCCGGGACGCACGTTGCAGGAGACGCAGACGGACATCTGCGTGAGCCGGCTCCTCGCCGCGATAGAGTACGCCAACCAGCCTGGTGCAGGTTTCACATGAACGCTGACGTCTACAGGACCTGCTTCGCAGAACTCAGCAAGGCCGCCTCGCTGGGCGGCGCCGCCCGCGCCGTAGGGAACTTCGCCCGCGATGCCGGAGAACTCACACTGCGTGGGTTCACACCTTCCGGAATCCGGGAGGGCTTCCAGGCCGGTAAGCAGCAGCTCCTGCACGGGGACGCATTCTCGCGTATCGGGGTGGGCGTAGCGGTTCCGTTCACGGCATGGGACACGGCGAACACCCTTCGCACCAAGACGGACCCTGTGAGCGGCAAGCCCATCGGAGTGTTCGAGCGCGGTGCAACCGCCCTGGGGAAGGTCACCTCTGGGGTGGCAGGCATGACCGCGTTGAACCATGGAGGTCTTTTTCGCGGGCTCGGGGTCGCGATGGCTGCGGGGCTCGGCACGGACATGATTACGCGGCACGCGGGACGGTTCCTTGATCGGAAGTTGATGCCGACGGCGCCGCAGGGCGGCGCCGCGATCGGGCGCATGAGCAGTATGTACACCGCGCGCCCGACCGGGCGCATGGGCAGTATGTACGCCGCGCACCCAGCGACTGCCGCTGGCGGTACACCCGTCGCTCGGGGGGCGTGATGAGCATCGGTGTCCTCGGCGGCGACGCCAGCCGCTTCACCCCGCGCCAGGCCACGTCCTACTGGACGAGCCGCGGGTACGGCGTCCGCTACCCGTCTCCGTTCTTCGACGTCGCTCAACAGTTCCTCCCCGAGAACGTCCACCAGCTGCACACCTGGTGTCGGTACTACTTCCTCACGAACCCGGTGATCAACGTCGCCTGCCAGAAGATGGCGGAGTACCCGGTGACGCCGCTGGTCTGGGAGACAGACGACGACCAGCTCGGGAAGCTGTACCTCGACCTCGAGGAGCAGTTGAAGCTGCGGCAGTTCCAGGTCGAGATCGGCCTGGACTACTTCGTCTACGGCAACGCCTTCGCCAGCGTCTTCTTCCAGCTGGAGAAGTACCTCATCTGCAGACACTGCCAGGAGCGGGTGCGTGCCTCGAAGAACCGGAGCCGCTACAAGTGGCGCGGGGGCCGGTTCTACCTGCACTGCCCGAAGTGCGCTGTCGAGGATTACGCCGACCAGGCCGACAACTACCCGCGCAACGCGCGAGGGGCCCGCCTCGTCCGCTGGAACCCCGAGAACATCGAGATCAAGTACAACGAGATCACCGGCAACAGCCGGTACTACTTCCGCCTGCCGAGGAGCGTCGTCAACGATGTCCGGCTCGGCGACCCCGAGACGATCGAGACCCTCCCCTACCAGTTCCTCGAGGCGGCGCGCACGAACCGCGCGCTCCTGTTCCACCCCGACAACTTCTTCCACCTGAAGCGCCCCACCATCGCCCAGAAGGACCAGGGCTGGGGGATGCCGCTGATCTTCCCGCTCCTCAAGGACGCCTTCTACATGCAGGTCATGAAGAAGGCCCAGGAGAGTCTGCTTCTCGAACACGTCGTTCCCCTGCGCATCATCTTCCCCGGGCCCACCACCGGCGGCAACGATGGACCCTTCGGCGCGTACAACCTCGTCAACTGGAAGCAGAAGGTCGAGGTCGAGATGGCGATGTGGAAGCGGGACCATAACTACATCCCGATCCTCCCGATGAACATCGGGTACCAGCAGATCGGCGGGCAGGCGAAGGCGCTCATCCTGCACCAGGAGTTCCGCATTCACGCCGAGGCGATGCTGGCGGGCGCAGGCATCCCCGTAGAGTTCGTCTACGGCGGCTTGCAGTGGTCGAGCTCCAATACCTCGCTGCGCGCTCTCGAAAACACCTTCCTGGGCTACAACAAGGAGCGGTACAACCTCACGCGCTTTGTCATCGACAAAGTCGCCTCCCACATGGGGTGGCCGCGCATCCCCTTCCGCTTCGAGAAGTTCCGCATGGCGGACGACCTGCAGCGGGCGATGTTCTACTTCCAGCTCAACCAGGCGAGCAAGGTCTCCGACCAGCGTCTGCTCGAGGAGATCGGCGAGGACTTCGACACCGAGCAGGCGCGGCTCACCGCCGAGATGCGGAAGCAGGTCACGACCCAGCGCGCCACGCAGCTCGCGTCTGCCGACATCCAGGGCGCCGCAATGCTCCGTACGTCGCGGTACCAGGCCAAGGCGACCGAGATCACGATGAAGGCGCAGGCCTCCACGCAGATGGACATCCAGCAGGAGCAGGCGGCCATGGGGATGGTCCCCGGTGCCGCGCCTGCGGGCGATCCGGCGGCAGCGGCAGCCAGCGGTGCTCCCGCAGCTGGCGATCCAGCAGCAGGTGCGCAGCAGCCCGAGGCAGCCCCCGGAGCAGCGCCAGGTGCACCCGCGGGTGCACCTGGGCAGGACGCCGTGCAGCAGACCCCGGGGGTGCCCGAGGGGGCAACGCTCTACGACGAGAACGCGGCGACCCCCAACGCATCCCGAGGGCCTACCCCGATGGCGGGTCTCGAGTCCACGCTGCAGATGGGACAGGGCGGCTTCGACATGCGCTACGTCGCCCAGCGTGTCGCTGCCTACATGAACACGCTGAAGCAGCAGCCCGGCGGCGAGCAGCTGATGTACCAGGAGCTCAATAAGCTGCAGATGGAGAGCCCGCAGCTCTACCAGATGGTCATCCAGCTGCTGAACAGCAGCGGCTCGGCGCGGAACCCGTTAGACCCGCTCAAGTCCCCCATCACGCCACGGTCCGGTGCGCAGGTCGACGCAAGCCGGGCAGTGGGAGGTTAAATGTTCAAGACTGCCTCTGCTGTCTACGATACTTACGCTCTTGCCTACGAGAAGCTGGCTTATGGAAACGAGGAGCACGCGCAGCTCGCAGACATCGCGGCGAAGTCAGTGGGTAGCGGCGCTCCGTCGCCAGCGGTCGCGTCTACGATCCAGCGCGGCGCCCTGAAGGTGGATAGCGGCATTCGTCATCCGTGGCTGCCACATACGGATCCCTTGCACTCCTTTCCCGGGTCGCAGACGCGATCGATGGTCGGCAAGAATGTCGCGCAGAAACAGGACTTGGCAGTGCACGATATCGCCAAGTCCATCGCCACCAAGGGAAGTCCCCTTTCCGGTGCGCGCGCACACCGCGGTTTGATGAACCTTGGAGAGGGGCACCACCAGCTGATGGACATCGGGGCACACATGGAACGTCCCGAGCGGGAGGGCCAGGTGACACGCCTGCGCGGTGTCATGAAGGGGAAGGAGCACGGATACGGGGGCGGACTTATTTCCGGGCGGGAGCACCATCTCTCCGGGATGAAGCTGAAAAGGGACGGACTGCACGCGGATCTCGATCGGCTGCGCCCCGAGTCCTCCGCGGTCGATCGCGCGGCCCTTGCGCGTTCGGAGCGCTTCGGTTCTTCGACTGCTAAGAAAGTGCAGGCCCGCCTGGTTTCGCACCACGGCATGTCACCACAGGCAGCGGCGGCGAACGCCGAGCATTTCTTCCAGCACATGCAGGCCCCGAGCCTCCCCAGCCGAATCGCTGGGGAGGCATCAAGGACATCCCGCTATCTTAGGGGAGAGGCCTCCCGCGCAGGTGGCGCGCTGCGCGCCGCGCTGCGCAGCCTCTACTGATGAGGCGGCGGTCCCTCCTGATGAGGCGGCGGTCCCTCCTGATGAGGCGGCGGTCCCTCCTGATGAGGCGGCGGTCCCTCCTGATGAGGCGGCCGCCTCATAGCTCTCAAAACTGTTCTTATGGTCGAGATGGGTCCGGTCGTGAAGAACCACATCCACGTCATCAGGCTGTCCACCATTTCTACCTCCTGATTATCTTATAGCCGTGTTACGCCAGATATTGCTGCGGAGGTCGGACTCGCTCCCCTACCTGGGGGTGGCGAGCATCAAGACCGAGCTCTGGAAGCCACAGGCCACGCAGGCCCCGTCAGTCCAGTACGGCTCGATGTAGAACCCGTCCGTGCACGAGGAGCACACCCACGCGTAGTCGGGCGATCGCTCCTCCAGATCTGCCAACAGCACGGGGCACCTGCCGCAGTTCACGTCCCCACACATCCCGCCGCGGTTGTACCGCCCCGGCGGCAGCCGCCGGCGCAGGTACTGCGTTGCGTGCTTCAGCTTCGGGCAGAAGACCAGCGTCTCTTCACCTGCCTCACCAGGCAGTGTTGGATCTACCCGTAGTGCTGTCGGCGCCCGGCGTACTCGCGGACTCAGCTGATCGCGTAGTTCTCGCAGGGGTGACGCCTTGCGGCGCTCAGGCATACCTACTCCGTCTCTTCCTTCCAATCCGCGGCAACAGCCCGGCCCCGTACTCCGCGAGGCCGGTGGCCACCCCGCTGATGAAGGCGAACAGGAGCATCCACTCGAGCGTGCTCATCTACGACATCCTCCTGGGCCATCGGCCCCGATACCATCTGGTGTACCAAACTCGCGAACTCTGACAGGGTGGACCGGTGCGCCCCCGCCGTCTTGTCATGCAGCGCGCGCTTCCGGGGCGTGGTAGAACTTTGAGTCACAGGCTACCTCCGTCATGGCTCTTATGGCCAGTAGTGGAGCGCTCTTCACAGATGCCGAACCTTAACCCAGAAGCCGCTTTCGAGAGTCTCAAGGAGCGCGCCGCCGAGGCGATCCGCGCGCAGTTCCCGTTCGAGGGGGCGCGGCGGCGGCTGGAGCTGGCTGAGATCGTCTTCGACGACCGCGCGGCCATCTCCTCCGACATCCATCACGTCGACAACCTTGAGGAGCAGTTCCGCGCGCGGACGACCGGTATGACCTGGGGCGTGCCGGTCCGGGCACGACTGCGTCTCGTTGACAAGACGAGCGGTGCCCTCGTGGAGGAGAAGCTCGTCACGCTCGCACGCCTCCCGAAGATGACGCGCCGGTACTCCTACATCATCGAGGGGCAGGAGCGACAGCACGACAGCGTCTTCCGCTCGAAGCCCCGCCCCTACCACCGCATTGCGGGCAACGGCGACCTCCAGGGGCGCTGGAACCTGGCGCGCGGCCGCGGGTTCGACATCGGCTACGAACCCAAGGCCGGCAAGATGACATTCTCGGTGGGGACCTCGAACCTGCCGCTCTACTCCGTGCTTCGCACACTCGGTGTCACGGATGCGGAGATCGAGCACGCCTGGGGGAACGCCGTCTACGCCGCCAACACGAAGGCGGTCCACCTCGACAAGGACGTGGACAAGCTCTTCGCAGCGCTCGGGCTGCGCCTCGAGGACCGGTCGCACGGGACGCCGCAGGCGCGTGCCCAGCGCGTCCGCGAGTACTTCGACAGGGAGACCGAGGTCTGGCCAGACGCGATGAAGTCGGCGTTCGGCAGGGAGTCCTCCAACGTCAACGGCGAGAACCTCCTCGCATCCTCGCGCCGGCTCCTGGACATCCAGAAGGGACGCACGAAGGAAGACCCGCCGCCGTCCGAGCTCCCCGATGATCGACAGGCGCTGTCGGCCAAGTACCTGACCACGACCGAGGACTTCGTCGTGGAGGCCATCCGCCATCACGAGACGCTGCTGCGGCGCCAGGTGCGCGACCGGATCGACAAGCCCGAGTACGGCATCGACCAGATCATGTCGCCGAACACCTACAACAAGGTCGTCCTGGCACCGTTCGCCCACGCGCAGCGGCCCGACCAGACCAACCCGCTCCAGTTCCTCTCGGGGCACATGCGGACGACGATCCGCGGCAAGGACTTTGGCGGCGTCGGCAGTGACAAGATCAACCTCGACCCCGACAAGGAACTGAACCCCACGCACCTTGGGTTCATCGATCCGATCCAGACCCCAGAGGGAGAGGACACCGGGATCGCGCTGAACCTGCCCCTGGGGATCCACATGTCGCGTGCCGACGTGCGCGAGGGCTCGAAGAGCAAGACGTCTTCCGGCCAGGACCTACGCACAAAGGTCTTCGACACGAAGACGGGGAAGATGATCTTGGCCTCGCCGGCGGACCTCGAGCACGCCATCGTGGCCTACCCGGACCAGGTGCGCTGGGTGCGGGGCATGCCCGAGCCGGTGTCGAACGAGGTCGTCTGCTACGACGAGGAGCGTCGCACGTCGAAGCGTCCCTGGGCGAAGGTCCGGTACGTGCTCCCGTCGTCGAAGGCCCTGCTCTCCTTCAGTGCGAACCTCATCCCGTTCCTCCAGAACGACAACGGCAACCGCGCCATGATGGCTGCCAAGCAGCAGGAGCAGGCGCTCGCACTGGTGCACCGGGAAGCTCCGCTCGTGCAGGTGAAGACGGACGGCGCCCAGACCTTCGAGCAGGTTGTGGGCTCCTTCGTCTCGCACACGTCGCCCGTGGCCGGCGTGGTCAGGAAGGTGGAGCCGGGCGCCATCCATGTCCAGACGCCCACGGGCTCCGTGGCGGTCCCGGTCTACAACCACTTCCCGCTGAACGGGGGGAAGAACTCGCTCCACGCTGCACCGCTCGTGAAGGCGGGCGACACCGTACAGAAGGGCACGCTGCTCGCGGACACGAACTACACGAAGGGCGGCGCGCTCGCGATGGGGGCCAATCTGCGGGTGGCCTACATCCCGTGGAAGGGTCTGACCTTCGAGGACGGGATCGTCGTGTCCGAGTCCGCCGCGCAGAAGATGGCGTCGGACCACCTGCACGTCTCGGAGATCACGGTCTACGCGAGCATGCTCGGCGGCACCGGCGGGTCGAAGGCGCGCTGGGCGGACTACGCGACCCCTGCCGCGGCTTCGCCGGAGCACCTGGCCAAGCTCGACGACCGCGGGATCGTGAAGGAGGGGACGCCTGTACACACCGGCGACATCCTCGTGGCCGTCCTCAGCCCGAAGCAGATGAGCGAGGACGACAAGATCGCTGCGCGCATCCACAAGTCCCTCGCGAAGCCCTACAAGGACGTGTCGCTCCTGTGGGACCACCCGTACTCCGGGACCGTAGTCAAGATCATCGTCAACGAGACTCTGAACCGGCGCCAGATCGCGGTCCACGTGAAGACGTCCAAGCCGCTCGAGATCGGTGACAAGATGGCGGGGCGGCACGGCAACAAGGGCATCATCAGCCGCATCGTCCCCGACTCCCAGATGCCCCACACGAAGGACGGGCAGCACGTCGAGGTCCTCCTGAACCCCGCGGGCGTGCCCAGCCGTATGAACGTGGGGCAGGTGCTCGAGACGGCCGCGTCGAAGATCGCGGACAAGACCGGCAAGCCCTACGTCGTGGAGAACTTCGTGCCCGGCGTCGACTACGCCGCGCAGGTCAAGCGGGATCTGGCACGGTACGGGCTCTCCGATACGGAAGAGCTCATCGACCCGGAGACCGGACGCTCGGTCGGGCAGGTGATGGTCGGCAAGCAGTACATGATGCAGCTGCATCACCAGGTCGAGAAGAAGATGACCGGTCGGTCCTTCGCGACCGGCTACACGCACTCCGGGGAGGCCCCGAAGGGCTCCGGCGTCCCTGGCGGCGGGCAGAAGATGGACATGCTCACGACGTACGCGATGCTCGCGCACGGTGCGAACCAGAACCTCCGGGAGGCCTACACCTTCAAGAGCGACGGGGACCAGCACGCCGCCTGGGCCGCCGTGATCTCCGGGAGTCCGCTCCCGCCGCCGCAGCCCTCGCGTGGGATGACCAACTTCCAGCACTACCTACGCGCCATGGGGGTGAACACCGAGAAGCGTGGCGACGAGTACGTCATGATGCCGATGACGGACGCGCACCTGCTGGGCGACACGAAGCGCGGCATCCACGGCATCTCGAACGGAGAGATCCGGCTCCCGGAGAAGCAGACCGTCGCTCGCGGGGCGCGGACCGTCGAAGAGTCGGGCGGCCTGTTCGACCCGCGCGTCACGGGCGGCCTCCAGGGCAAGTTCTGGAGCCACGTGACGCTCGCCGAGCGCATGCCGAACCCCATCTTCGAGGGGGCCATCCAGAACCTGACGGGCCTGACGAAGAAGGAATACGACATGCTCACCAGCGAGAAGGGGCTGGTCGGCGGGAAGTCAGGGTTCCACATCATCAACGCGCGGCTGTCCGCCATCGACGTGGACAAGGAACTGAAGGCGGAGCAGGCGAAGCTGGCCACGGCGAGCAGGACCGATCTGAACCGCGGGCTCAAGAAGATCCGGTACCTCGAGGCCCTCAAGGCGCACGACATGTCGCCCCTCGAGGCCTACACGAACCAGCACCTGCCCGTGCTGCCGCCCGCGGTGCGTCGCGTGTCCATCGGGCTCGACGGCAAGCAAGTGACCGACGACCGGAATCCCTTGTACCTGAACGTCGGGTACAACAACGGCATCCTCAAGAACCTCGACAAGTCGTCGACGCACGCCGGGGCCCAGAAGGCACGCGCTGAGCTCTACAACAGCATCAGGGCGCTCCGTGTCGAGGGCATGACCTCTCCCGCAGGCACCGGCAAGCCGCGGCACATGCAGGGGCTCATGGAGCTCCTCTCCGGGAAGACGGAGGATCGCGGGGCTCCGAAGGAGAGCTTCTTCCAGGAGGGTGTGCTTGCGCGGCGCCAGGATCTCTCCGGACGCTCGACGATCGTCCCTGAGCCGACGCTTGGGCTCGACGAGGTCGGAGTCCCGCGCCCGATCCTTATGGAGATGTACAAGCCCTTCGTGATCCGCGAGCTCGTGCGGGGCGGGAAGACGCACATCGACGCGCTCAAGTGGGCCACCGAGAAGCGGGACCACCCTCAGGTCCTCGCGGCACTCGAGCGCGCCGTCGCGGACCACCCGGTGTTCCTCAAGCGCGACCCCGGCCTGCACAAGTTCAGCATCATGGCGTTCAACCCGAAGATCGTGGACGGCAGCGCCATCAAGATCCACCCACTGGTGACCAAGGGCTTCAACGCGGACTTCGACGGCGACACGATGGCCCTCTACGTGCCCGTCTCTCCGCAGGCGGTCGACGAGGCCCGGAAGGTCCTCCCTTCCAAGAACCTGTTCTCGCCCACTACCTATGGACTCATGACGGTGCCCGATCAGGACTCCCTGCTTGGGCTCTTCCAGTCTACCAAGTGGGGCGAAGAGGCGAAGACCCCCGCCGGTCTCACGGCCGAGCGGGCCGTCCAGATGATGCACGACGGGAAGCTGAAGCCGTCGGACGTGATCACGGTCGATGGGAAGAAGACGACTCCCGGTCGACTGGCCTTGGCCGCGCACCTTCCCGGCGAGATGGCGAAGCATGAGCAGCTCCTGCACGACCCCGCGTTCCGCCTCGACTCGGGGCGGCTGAAGGCGCTACTCACGCGCGTTGGCAAGGAGCACGAGCAGGCCTTCCCGCACGTCGTCGATGCGTGGAAGGACCTGGGCAACACCATGTCGTTCAAGAACGGGAGCTCCTTCTCGATCGACGACTTCCACGACGGCGCGGCGTTCCGCGACCAGGTCCTGAAGAAGTACCGGGAGCAGGAGAAGAAGCTGCACGCCACGCCGATGTCGAGCCGGAAGCGTGACCAGGAGATCGTCAAGCTCTACCAGGACGCACAGGCCGAGCTGAAGCAGCTCGGGGTGGTCCGCTACAACCAGGGTGACAACCGCGTGTGGGAGTGGGCGCAGGCCGGTGCGCGCGGCAACTGGGGGCAGTTCTCGCAGCTGACCGTCGCCCCCATCCTCGTCGACGACCTGATGAAGCGTCCCGTGCCGGTCCCCATCACCAAGTCCTTCGGTGAGGGACTGTCTGTCTCCGAGTACTGGGCGTCGATGCACGGTGCTCGCAAGGGCACCATCGACCGCGCGCAGGGCACCAAGGAGCCTGGTGCCGTGACGAAGGACATCGTGAACACCACGATGGGCATCCAGATCACGGGCGAAGATTGCGGGGCCACGGCCGGCAAGACGGTCAGCGTGGGCGCAGTGGACCTGGTCGACCGCTTCCTCGCCACCGACGTCAAGCTCCCGGACGGCCATGCCATCCCCGCGGGCACTCTCGTGACGCCGGCGCTGGTCTCTCAGCTGCGGAACGCTGGTGTGCAGGAGGTAGTGGCGCGCTCCCCGCTGTTCTGCCGGATGCCGCGCGGCATCTGTGCGAAGTGCTATGGGCACTCGGAGCGCGGGGCCCTGCACGCCGTCGGGACGAACATCGGGGTCATCGCAGGCCAGGCGCTCGGTGAGCCGATCACCCAGCTCACGATGAAGACCTTCCACACGGGAGGCGTCTCGGGGGCAAAGACCGCTGTCGACTCCTTCAAGCGCGTGAAGCAGCTGTTCATGCTGCCGGACAAGCTCCCGGACCGCGCCACCCTGGCCACGGTCGGAGGCGTGGTCGAGAAGATCTCCACGGACGCCCTCGGCGGATTCACCGTGGTCATTGAAGGCAAGCCCCACCGCGTGGTGACCGGGCACCTGCTCGAGCATGTGAAGGTCGGCGCTCGCGTCCATCGCGGCGATGCGCTCTCCACGGGCCCCACGGATCCACACGAGCTGCTGCACCACACGAAGAGCATCGGGCGCGTCCGGAACTACATCACGGACGAGGTGGCCACAGCCTACCAGGGGATGGTGCGGCAGCGGAACATCGAGACCGTCGTGCGGGGGATGACGAACCTCGCCGAGATCCACGATGCCCCGCACGCCAGCCCGTTCCGTCGCGGCGAGGTCGTGCCGCTGTCTGCCGTCGAGGCGCACAACGCGGAGGCCGAAGCCGAAGGGCACGAGACGGTCTCGCACGCACCGGTGCTCCGCGCCATGACCCAGGTCCCGCTCAGCGGCACCGAGGACTGGATGGCGCGCCTCAACTACCAGCGCCTGAAGGACACCTACACCGAGGGTGCCGCCCAGGGCTGGAAGTCCAACATCCACGAGCACCCGATCCCGGGGCTCGCGCACGGAGCGGAGTTCGGAACACGCCCGCCGCGTGCTATCTCTGCACCCTCACCCGCCGCTGGAGTACGTCGATGAACAAGGTCGCCCACGTCTACGAGATCTACAAGGAAGCGGGTTTCGACAAGGAGGCCATCAGCTTCGCGCCCGTCGGCGAGGCCGTCACCAGCGGTGCAAAGTGGGTGGGACACCAGGTTGGGCGCCTCGGCGGTGCGATGCAGCGCACGGCGTACCAGGCGAGCCAGGGGGTTCCTACGCGGGGCACGACGTGGCTCCACGAAGCGGGCCAGGGCGTGCGCAACCTCGGCAGGGGCATCGCGGCGAACCCCGGCACGGCCGCGGGCGTCGCGGGGCTCGCTGGCGCCGGCATGATCGGTGCCGGAGGCGCGGGCGTCCTCGCCGGCCGCATGACCGCACCGCGGCGCCAGCAGTAGGCCTGCATGACCACCGCGAGGCGGGCACACCGCGGGAGCTCCAGCAGCGGACCTCCCAGCGGCGCGATCATCCTGGCGGGGAAGATCATCGACGTCGATCCCCTCCGCTGGACGTGCATCGTCCGCACGGAGGGGACAGACGTCTCCAAGGTCCTGTACGACGTCCCGCTCGGCGGTAGCTACCTGCACCTGCTGAACGGGGAGGGCATGTATGTCATGCCCGACATCGGCGCGCTGGTGCAGGTCTGCGAACCGAGCGAGGGGGACTCGCCACCCTTCATCGTCGCGTACCGCCCCTATCCGAGCCGCTCCGTCGCCACCTCGAGCGACGAGAACAAGCCGTCGGCGACGAACAACCGCCCGCGCATGGGCCCCGGCGACATGGCCATCTTCGGCCGAGACCGGAACGGCCTGTTCGTTCGGCGTGGCCAGGTGACGGAGATCTTCGGCGGCCCTCTCGCGCGCACGCTTTACCTCGGACGCACGAGCACGATCCACTCGATCTGCCAGGTGGCGAAGCTCGACGTGTTCGGCGGGTCTGCCCGCTGGGAGGTCGACCGCCCGGAGTCGGACCCGGACGGTCACCAGGCGACGCGACTCGACCTGAAGATGAAGGAGTACGCGGACGACCGGGCCTACGCAGCGCGTCTGCAGGTGGGTGGGTCCCTCGACGCCACGACTGAGGGTGCGGTTGATGGAGAGGCCGGCGAGAGCGGCGCACCTCCGGACAGCGTCGAGCTCGCGGGCCCGGTTGTCCGCCTCCGCGTCTACGAGGACGGGGACGTCGAGGAGGCGGACCTCACAGCAGCCTCGTCCCTCGCGATCAACAAGGGTGGAGAGATCGAGCTCACCACGAAGGGCAAGACCGTCATCAAAATCCTCGGGAGCAGCACCGTCACGCTGACGGTCAACACCGATGGTACGGTCACTCTGGACGCGGACACCTCCGTCACCACCACGGCAGCGGGGCTGGCAGTCACGCACACCGGAGACAAGGTGAAGGTGGGGAACGGGACCGCGCGCGCTCTCTTCGACCTGAGTTTCAGCGCCGACGCAGCGGCTGCCTGGACCGAGGTCTCCGCGCTGGCGAAGGCGCTCGGCCTGCCCTCCACGAATATCGACAAGCACGCTGCCTCCCTCGGCGCGCAGGCCTACACCGCGCAAAAGCTGGAGACGGACTGATGGCGGTCAGCGAGAACTCCCTGCGCAAGGCGCTGATCGCGGCGATGGAGCAGTACACTCCGGGCTTCGCCGAGTGGAGCGCGGAGGAGAAGCGCCGGTACAGGACCGGCTATGCGCAGGCGCTCGCCACGTGGCTCTTCGACGCGATCAAGGAGGCGCAGGTCCCCGTGACCGCGGCCCCCGTGACCAGCGTGTTCAGCCGCTCAGGCGACGTTTCCGCGCAGTCAGAAGACTACGCCGAGTTCTACCAGCCCCTCGGGGAACCACAAGTTATCTACTACGCGAGCCTGGAGTGGAAGTCTGCGGACCTGTCGGCGCAGTGCGACGGAGCGACAATCACCTTCGACCTGCCCGAGACCCCGGCCGCCGCGACCACGGTGCGCCTGTACTGGAACGGACAGCGGCTGATCCCCGGGCGAGACTTCACCGTCGCCGGGGCGCTGGTCACGCTGGACGCATTTTCGTTCATCCCCGGCGCGGGGCAGGCACTGGAAGCCGAGTACGGGATCACCGGACCGAACGCGGTGCTGAAGTCGTCCGACCTGTCCGAGCAGTGCGACGGGGAGACGCAGGTCTTCGTGCTACCCGAGCCCGCTGTCACCGGTTCCATGCGCGTCTACCGGAACGGTCAGCGGCTCCTAACCGGCGTTGACTTCGCGGAGGCAAGCGCATCGACATTTGAGCTACTGGAGGGCTTGACCCCTTCCGCCCTGGAGAGCATCGAGGTAGAATACATCGTCGCCGTGACGTAGGAGTCGGAAGCGGCACGCTCGCTTTTACCCCTCACGCTCGGAGCCTACCGTGCCTCTCCAGTTTGTCACCGACCAGTACACCGACAGCAGCGTCACCACCAGCAAACTCGCCGACGCCTCCATCACGGGCGCCAAGCTCGCCGCCGACGCGAAGGCCAGCGCACTCCAGTCGAAGCTGGTGGGCCGCTGGGTCCAGGTCGCGGAGCAGGCGAGCCCTTCCGCAAGCACGATGAACGTCAAGACCCTGCTGGGCTTCGACAGCGCCGCGGGCGTGGACCCCGAGGGTGTCGCCAAGGGCAAGGATGCTCTCCTGGAAGCGGCGAACGGCAACGAGTTCAACACCACGACCGGCAAGGTCGGTGCGAACGCTCGCGCCCGCAGCAGCAAGGTGCCCATCATGGACGCGAGCGGCGATGCCATCGTGGACAGCGTCGGTCGCGAGGTCTGGGGCGTGATCTCCTGTTCCGCCCGCACCACGGCGGGCAGCTACACCCTCCGCTTCTTCAGCGGCGAGTTCGGCAGCGGGACCGAGATCGCCTACACGATGGCATCGCCGTTCGTCTTCGCCTACGCGCAGATTTTCGACCTGAACGACATGCCGGTCTGGGATGACGCGACCGTCGCCATGGTTGACAAGTCGGCCGCGCAGCTCGCCGCCGGGCAGATCGTCACCAGCCTCCTGGCCGCCGACGCCGTCACCAGCGCCAAGCTCTCGTCCTCCGCTGCCGATGACTCCGCCCGCGCCGTGTCCACGAACCACGTCAAGGACTCCGCGATCTCGTCCACGAAGATCGCGAACGGCGCGGTCGTGGCCGGGAAGTACGCGGCGGGTAGCATCGCCAACGCCGACATGGCCGACTCTGCCGTGAGCGGCGCGAAGATCGCCAACGGCGGCGTCAGCGCCGGGAAGTACGCTGCGGGCAGCATTGCCACGGCTGACATCGCGGATGACGCGGTGGACGCGGGCAAGCTGAAGGACAGCGTGGCTACCGATGCCGACCGCGCCGTGACCACGAACCACATTCGCAACCTCGCGATCACGAACGATAAGATCGCCTCGAGCACCATCGGCGCGGGTAAGTTCGCGGCTGGTGCCATCACGACCGGCGACCTCGCCAACGACGCCGTGACCCTCGCCAAGATCGGTGCCCGCGCGAAGGCCGAGTCGCTGGACGGCGGCAACGCCACGAAGCACGCGCTGGTGAACGTGGTCCCCGCCGCACACTACCCGGGTATCCATGCCTTCCGCAACGGGCAGCGTGCCAGGTTCGTCACGGGCGTCCCGGCCAGCATCGACGAGTACCGCGTGATCGAGGAGGGCGGCGCCACGAAGATCGAGTGGGGCGCGTCTATCCCCGCCGGGCAGACCGTCCAGATCGACTACATGGTATAGCGCGTGGTCGCCGTCCGTCTGCGTGCTCCGGATGGCACCGAGAGTGTCCAGCTCGCGGAGAGCATCGGACCCTGTCCGTTGCTCTCCGACAACGTGCTACTGCGCGGCATCCAGGGGGTCGTCGAGGAAGCCTTCCCCCGGCTTGTCGTGCGCGATTGGAGCATCCGCCGGTCGGTCGTTGTCTCCTACAGCGTGGGCGACATGCTGCCCCTGCGCATGAGCGTCCCCGGCGGCTGGGAGCCCGGCGGCCCAGAGGCCCCGGGATTGTCGCCCGGCGTGGAGACCTCCACGCCGGGCGCCCCCGTGGGCATGAATACGCCCGTGCAGGGAGGCACGGGTGAGAAAGGCAGACGCCGAGAACGTCGCTGACGCGCGTAGGATCGTGAGCAACTGACAGTACGGGCGCGAGTGCCCGGCGTGGTCCCGTCGTGGGTCGCGACGCTCGCGGATCACATCTCGTCGGGTAGGATGGGCGTGGAGACTGCTTTGACCCGCATCGCTGGGGCGAACCGTTTTTCTGGCTCTGCGCGCCTGTCCAGGAGTAGTCCCGTGCTGATCGTCGCCTTCCTTGCTTGCGCCCAGCGTTATGCCGTTCGCGACGCGACCACCTACGCGACCGAGATCGCGGCACTGCGGGCGCTATAGTGGGCCGCCTGACCCTGACCCTGAAGACCGGGGAGGCGATCCTGTTGACGGGCCCCGACGGTCGCCTCGTGGAGGTCTTTGTCGCGAGGGCCGACTCGGGGCGGGTCTCGCTCGCCGTGACCGCGCTCGACGACGTGAAGATCCAGCGCCGACCCGCGCCCCAGACCGAGCCCGGGAAAGGATAGGCGACCTGCCATTGCCGCCCGGCGATCACCTTCCCTGAAAAAGTGAACCAGCTCGGGGAGGTCGGCTACTACTCCAGGGTGAGCACGGAGGCTCATATGGAACTTGAACGCGATGGCATCGAACTGTGCGCTGACTGCATGATCGCCGCCGTGAACGGCGACTTCCCCGTTGTCGCCGGGGAAGTCGCCGAGGGCACTGCGGGGCTCCAGCTCCTGGTACGATGGGCGGGCGGGTGAAGGAGATCGTCCAGAACGCCGCCCTCGTCCCCGCCCTGGTGTGAGCCAGAACTGCCCCCTCCTGTTATCCTGCTGCTTGCTACGCGAGGTCCCTCGATGCATGAACCCCTTCTGATCCAGCTCAAGACCTCCGACGACCTCTTCGCCACGAAGGTCGCGTCGGCGATCTCGCGTATGCCGGACGACGAGAAGAAGTGGCCCGCGCACATCTTCTCCGAGCTGCAGAAGGAGAACCCCTTCCTCACGCGGTACGACATCGAGATCGTCCTCGACCGGATGGACCCCGAGGCCGGCGGCGCGCTGGGCTACGCGCAGGTCCAGAACCGCACGATGTCGCGCCCCCAGGACAACCTCCCGAACGCGGGCAACGTCCTCCGCATCCCCATCGTCGTGGAGAACCGCCGCCTTCAGAAGTTCTACATCTTCGAGGCGGGCGGCCAGGTCTACCCGCTGACCGAGGAGCGCATCCAGCAGGCCATGCTGAACCCGGCGATCTTCGACACCGACGCCACCAGCATGCCGAGCTCGCCCGGGCTGCTGGACTCGCTCTACCCGCCCTACCAGCAGCGCAACGGCTTCGGCCGCGTCACCGAGCCGGCGATGGGCCTCAACAAGATCAGCGCGGCGCCCATCCCGCTGGCTGGTGCCGCCACCAAGGTCGGGGGGCCGGCACTTGTAGGTACGCCGAGACTCGTAGGCTCCATGACGCGCGAGGAGCTGCTGGCCGAGAAGGAGCGTGTCGAGCAGCAGCTCGCGAGCCGCACGGCGACGCTTCCGGGGGCTGCGGGAGGCGCCTTGGGGATGGGCATCGCCTCTCACTTCGGTCCGCGTCTTGGCGCGGCAGACCTTCCGATCGCTCTCGGCTCGATGGCACTGGGTGCGGCCGCGGGACACTATGGGTTCAGGTCAGGCTTGAAGTCTCGACTGGGGCGGATCGAGGAGCGTCTTCGAGAAGCTGGGCCGGAGAAGGCCGCCGAGCACACCCCGACCCCCGTGCCGGACGCCGTCGCATCCTCACTGGCCCCCGTACTCTCGACGCTCTTCGCGCTCCACCAGCTCTACTACTTCGCCCACTGGACCAGCCAGGGCGAGGCGTCGTACTCAGACCACCAGCTCTTCACGCGCCTGTACGAGGGTGTGCGGGAGGAGTTCGACAGCGTGGCGGAGCGCATCGTCGGGCACGGTGGCAACCAGAGCCTGGACCCCGGCACGATCTTCGCCGAGGCCTCCGCCCGCTCCCAGCAGTGGATGCAGGGCGCGGGCAGCATCTTCGAGGCGGCGCTCATCGCTGAGGGAGAGCTCCAGGCAACCCTGTTCGAGGCCTACAGCTCCCTCGACCAGGGCGGCGGGCTCTCCCTTGGGATCGACGACCTGCTGATGGGCATCGCGAGCACGCACGAGACGAACCAGTACCTACTCAAGCAGCGCGATCCGTCCGCGGCGGCCCCGCCTGCCGCCACGCAGGAACAACCAGTTCCCCAGATCGCCGATGCGATGCAGCCCGCACCGACCGCTCCGGACCCACAGACGGTCCCGGCAGCGCAGCCCATGCCGATGTCACCGGCGATGCCCGCTGGCGAGAAGGGCGCCGCGGTCTTCGGAGCCAGCCACCCCGGACGTGACTACCTCGCCTCTGCCGCAGTCAGCCAAGGTGATCGGGAGAAGGCGGTCATCGACTACGGCAGGAAGAAGGCGAAGGAAAAGCAGACTGATCTCGGTACCGCGCTGACGACCGGCGGGGGTGTCGGCGGTGGACTCGGCCTCCTCACGGGAGCTCTCGCAGGAATGCACGGCGGGCGCGGGCACGGGCTCCGCGGGGCCGCGCTGGGGGCTGTGGTGGGCGGTCTCGGCGGCGCGCTCATCGGCGGGGGCATGAAGGCATCCGATGACGCGGCCATCGCAAAGTGGAAGCGAGTCAACACCGCAGGACCGGCGGCGGAGAGGGACGAGGCACACCAGGCGATCCGGCATGCGATCGAGGGCGTCGCTGGCGAGGAGCGGCGCCACCGGCATGCTCTCCAGGCCGCGGTCATCTCCAACGCGCTTCGTCCTGCACGGACGGAGCACCACTACCACTACGGCGACCGCTCGTCGTCGTCGTCGTCGTCCCCGGCCGCCCCGCAGAAGTACAAGTGCGCGTACTGCGGTACGGGTACTGTCGGGAACACCGGTCACTGCTCGAGCTGTGGGGCGCCCATGTCCGAAGCATCCAAGATGGCGAGCATCCGTGCCTTCTTCGTGAAGGAGGCGCTCACCGGAGCAGAGCTGCAGGCACGGGAAGCGGCCCGTCGTGCGGCCCAGGCGCCTGCGGTTGCCGTAGAGAACTCGCAGAGGCTGGCCCCGGCGCAGCTGGCGCGTGCGCAGCAGGCACAAGCAGCGCAGGAGGCGCAGGCGGCGGCACAGCACAACGCTGCGCAGGAGGCTCGGCGTGCACAGGTCTCTCGAGCTGTGAACGAGTGGGGGGAGCATGTAAAGAAGAACCCTTCTCCGGCGCACATCAACACGGGTCAGGACATCGCGGCTGCCTATGACGGACATTGGACCGCGGAGCCCACGGCACCTCGACCGGCTGCACCGACGCCAGCCGCTGCGACCCCGCAGATCTCTCACGCACCAGCGGTGCAGCAGGCCGCGGATGCGGGTGCCGCGCAAGTCCGGAGGGGCAAGACGGTCATTTCCGCGAGGGAGCTAACAGGTAGCGCGAAGGAGCTACGTGCACACGCCGCCGCCGCTGCTGCCGCAGGCGATGCTGACAAGGCGCAGCGTCTGAACCGCGTGGCCGATCGATACCAGAAGCTCCAGGACCGTGTCCACAGTCGGCAGCCGGCTGCGACCCCGCAGATCTCCGACGTTGCACCTGCAGCACCGTCTGCGCCTGCAGCAGCACCTCCGAAGCCGGTACCACCGCCTGCAGCACCCGTGCACACGCCTGCGCCCGTTCACACGCCTGTGCCGGCAGCGGCGGCGTCGCACGCGGCCCCGGTTGTTGCGGAGGCCGCGCACGCGGCGGCGCCTGCTGCAGGTGGGTTCGCCAGGCACCTGACCAGGCGCAATGCCGTGCTCGGGGCTGGGGTCGCGGCTGCTGGGGCTGCCGGGGCTCTTGGCATCCGTCACTTCCTCAAGAAGCGCAACCCCGAGCCCGCGCCGCAGCCGACCCTGGGAGGTCGCTGATGTCCGAGCTCACCACGGACCAGCGCAACAACCTCGGTGAG